GGTGGTAATGGTGGCGAAGGTTTTGATGACCACGATTGGGAAGGTGCAAAAGAATTAAGCGAAGAAGGCAAGAAAGAATTGGAGCGTGACATTGACCAAGCTATTCGTCAAGGTGTAATTGCTCAGCAGAAACTTGTGGGTAGTGGTGGTGGTGGAATGTCTCGAGAGTTGCAAGAGTTGCTTGAACCTAAGGTGGATTGGAGAGAGTTGCTTAAGGAGTTTGTTCGCTCTACATGTAATGCGAAAGACACAAGTTCGTGGCGCAGAGTTAATCGTAGATACCTAGGTCAGGATATCTATATGCCTACGCTAATAGGTGAGCGTGTGGGTCATCTTGTGATTGGCATTGATACGAGTGGCTCAGTAGGTGGTAAGGAATTGGCAGAGTTCTTATCTGAGGTGCAAGGCATTGCTAAAGATGTTCACCCTGATAAGGTCGATCTTATCTATTGGGATGGTGAAGTTGCAGGGCATGAGGAGTATGACTCTTCCCAAGTGGATAACATTGTTAGCTCGACTCAACCTAAGGGGGGTGGTGGTACTGACCCTACTTGCGTAATGCGTTACTTGAAAGAGAAGGTGATTAAGCCCGAGGCAATCATCATGCTAACCGATGGCTATGTAGGGGAGTGGGGAGATGATTGGGATGCACCGATTCTATGGACTATTGTGGGAGGTAATCAGTCTGTCGCCTCTGTGGGTAAAACAATTCATGTTAAGGACTAATCGTATGAGCAAAGTAATAGTAAGTATTGGATGGAATAACGAGTTTGTTATGGATGCTGACAAAGCCCTAACATTGTTAGACCTTCTCAAAGATGCAGAGAAGTATCAAGAGAAGTATCAGAGTGCAGATAAGGGAGGTAGCACCTTTCATATCTTTAGCCAAGACAAAGAGTTGTGCAATCTAAGAGTGTTAAGCGGTAACTTTTACAACCTAGCGAAGTTAGCTGGCAAACCTGAGGAGAGTTAATCATGAGTATTTCATCTAGTGCAGTATTGGTAGAACTAAACATTAGTGTTTGGACTGCCAACAAGTTGGACAAAGGTGCAACCGATAGTGTGCTTGCGAGTAATAGTGCAAGTAGTGGTTCAGCACAAGTGCGTAAGAATCTAATGGCAGGAACGGATAAGCGTAAGAAGATAGCTGACTACGCTGCTAGGGCTAGGCTCTACCATAATCAGACTACGCTGTCGTGGTCAGACAAAGGTGCTAGGTTACTACCTACAAGTTTGTTCATGGACTACAAGTCAAACATGAATGTGTATCAAAGCAACATGACTACCATGATCGAGGACTTCTATGCAAACTATGCAGACTTGATCGACCTAGCGAAACATCATATGGGTGCGTTGTTCAATCCCTATGACTATCCAAGTATCGAGGAGTTGCGTAGCAAGTTCGGATTCCGATTGGTATTCTCTCCGTTGCCTGAGGGTGGTGACTTCCGTTTGGATATTCCCAAAGCGGACATGGATGAATTGGGTGAGCAGTATGAGTCAGCGTTTAATGACAGGCTCAAAGATGCCATGCGTGAACCTTGGGATAAGTTGCATAAGAACCTTGTGCATATCTCAGAAAAGCTAACCGACATAGAGGGCGATGACGATAGCAAGAAGCGGTATCACGATACCCTGATTACGAATGCGCAAGAGTTGTGCGGTTTACTTACACACTTAAACATAACGAAAGACCCATTGCTTGAGAATGCCCGCCGTTCCCTCGAGCTAACAATGTTAGGTGTTGATATCGAGGACATTAAAGAACATGCAGAAGTTCGGCAGTCTGTTAAGTCTAAGGTCGATGACATTCTTAAGAAGTTCGATTGGTAAGGGGGACTTATGTTTACTGTATTAATCACAATACTCGCCCTCACGGGGGCAGTTACATGGGCTTTTGTTTTGTATGTTTTGTTTAACATTTATATAAAGGATTAGTAATGACTTACGAGAATATCAAATTAAAAAAGCATGACAAGTTTGGGGAAGGTGAGCAGGAATCAATTATCGACCCTTTCCTTAAAAGTTTCGTAGAGAAGCTAGCACTCAAGTATCCACAATGGACATTCGAGGAAGTGCATAACACGGCTAACCACAACAATAAGACTGTTGAAGCGTATCGTTTTAATGTTGTGGATAAGAGAGAAGTGCTAGGCACAATTGATAAAGAGTATATGACCAATGGTGGGTGGCGGTTTTGTGTAGATAACCATCGTATCAATGGTGTGCGAGAGCGTGGTCGTGGTATGAAAACAATCCACGAAGATAAAGCACTCAAGCATGTGGGTAAGTTTTTTGGTAAGAAGAATGTAAACGAGAAGTTTACTGAGGCTAGCACAACAATCATTAATGCCGTAGGTAGCATACACAATCAGAAGAGATGGGACTTATCTCACAAGTGGGATGCGTTGTCTACGCATACACAAAAGTTTGTGCATGATAACTATGCGCAATTCGTTAGTTCAATAACGGATACTAAAGCCAATAATCTGCATAGCCTAGAGAAGTTGCCGTCTGCCATAGCTGAGTTTAGTTCAGTTGAGTCAATGCAAGAAGCGTTGCGTTTAGGAGACGCTTACATTGTGTTCATAGATGGAGTAAACTATTCTATACAAAAGGGCAAAGACCCTTTAGAAATAAAAACAAGCGAAGAGTTGCCCGACTTTATGCGAAGGGCAGTAGGGCTACTTAAATTAGTTGAAGATAACCAAGTAATAGATGGTGTCGGTATTCGTGCAAGCGAAACAACTTTCTTGGTAATGCCTAACAATGTTAGCTAAGGAGCAGATATGAGTCTATTTAAACGCAAGTTTAATGTAGTTGAACCTAAACCTAAACCTAAAAGGAAGATGCAAGATATGGCTATTGATACTAACTCTAAGTTCGTATATACAGGCGGTTCTGATGTATTAAAAACCTTTAAGCGATATGGGTTTGTTCCACCTACTGAGTATCGTGATGATTACTTATTTAAGATTAACAGAGAAGCTAACCAAAGAGAGAATGATGAATGAGGTAACCAAAAAAGGTAGAGGTAAGGGAGTAAAGCCTGCAATGGTTTACTTTCCCCTCAGATTACCAATAGAAGTAATGAAGTTTTTTGATGCTTACCCTAACAGGAATGCAAAGATTAGGGAAGTGTTAGCTAGTTATATTCAACAACAAGGAGAAGTAAATGAAAGCATCAACCAAAAGTAAAAAGATTAACGCATACATGGAGAGCAACCCTGATGTAAAGACTAGCGTAGTTGCTAAGAAGTTTGGTGTTAGTGTAGCTAGCATATATCAGCGTAGGTCTAACATGAAATCGGCAGCGACTAAAGTTGTTAAGCGTGGTCGCCCTCGCCAGATTCCTTCAACACTTGTGCCTAACGCAGTAGCATCAATGCACCTGTATGCAGACGACAAGGTGAATAGCCCGAGCCACTATAAGGTAGGCGGTATTGAGACTATTGACTTTATCGAAGCGAAGAAATTAGATTACCATTTAGGTAATGTAGTTAAATACATTAGTCGTGCTGAGTATAAAGATGAGAAGCTAGAGAACCTTAAGAAGGCGCAATGGTATCTTAATCGTGCGGTTGCAAACCTAAGCAAGACCTAACAATGTTAGGGGCATTTGATTACGATAGAACCTATTAGCCTTGTAGATGCGAACGATTTTATTATCAGCTAGTTGCCCCGAGAATTCTTACGCTAGCTGAGTCCAAAATCTGAGGGGGGCAGATAATCTACATATCCCCCCAACCCCTCCCAAATATATTTTAAATCTCCCTTGACAAAGTCCAACACCATGTTAGTATGGTGGCATGGCATCTACTCCCGAAAAGAAAGTTAAAGATAAAGTTGTTAAGCTAATCAAGGCTTACGGCATTTATTATTTTTTCCCTGCAACACATGGATACGGCAGAAGCGGTGTGCCCGATATCATATGCTGTGCTAAGGGTAAGTTCGTTGCCATAGAATGCAAAGCAGGCAACAATAAGCCTACTGCGTTACAAGAAAAAGAAATGGCAGACATCCGTAAAGCGGGTGGATATGCCTATGTAGTAAACGAGGAGAGCCTAACATTGTTAGGTGCAACCTTAAGGAGCTTACTTGACGAGGAGGATGGCGATGGCAGATGTTGAAATGAATAAAGGTGTTCAGATATTACTTGAACGCATGAGTAGTAACCCTGATGAGTTTGTGCCTAGCCTTAGGGGTGGGTATCAAAATAAATGGCGAGACATTCTTCTTTCCGTTGACATGCGGGTCAATGGGGGTAAGGACTACAAAGATCAGTTGCCGTTCCTAAACGACAAAGAGATCAAAGCCCTATGGGAAAAGATGCAGAGCTTGCGAGGGGACTTGTTCACTAAACAAGTTATGAATACTTTGTTAAGTGAGTCAGTAGAGCCACCCTTCGACTATGCCAACACCGCTACTGTTAGTGGGAGAGGAGCAGGTCTCAACATCTACCCTACTACTATAGTCCCTCCTGTTACTACCCTACCCTCTTCTCTTACTACTGCGGAACTATCATCGCTTTCTCGGCAAGTTGCAAGTGGTAGCCCCAAAGGTTCATTTTGAAAATCTTTTGCATAGACTTTGAGACTTACTACTCTCAGACCTACTCGCTTAGCAAAATGACTACGGAAGAATACATCCGTGGCTCTGAGTTTGAGACGATTGGGTTTGCCATCCAATGTTATTCAAGACAAGAAGATGGTGGGGAACCTCATTGGTATAGCGGTACTAAAGCACAATTAAAAACTGTACTGGATAAATATGAACTTGATAAGAATTTGGTCATTGCGCATAACGCTGTTTTTGATATGGCTATCCTTAGTTTTATATTTGATATAAGACCTAAAGCCATTGTAGATACGCTATCCATGGCAAGAGCAATACATGGAACTGAAGTTGGTGGTAGCTTAAAAGCATTGGCTGAATACTATGCTCTAGGAGTTAAAGGCACAGAGGTGCTAAATGCGCTTGGTAAGCGTCGCATAGACTTTAATGCTGAAGACCTAGCCAAGTATGGGGAATACTGTAAGAACGACGTGGTGCTTACGATGGACTTGTTTAAGAACCTAAGTGCAGACTTTCCTCCTACTGAGCTACGGCTGATAGACCTGACCATCCGTATGTTTACTGAGCCTAGCCTTGAGTTAGATAAACCTTTGTTAGTTGCTCACTTGGAGTCGGTGAAAAAGAAAAAAGAAGATTTAATGAAACTGGTTGAAGCTAACCGAGATCAGATTATGAGCAACGACCAATTTGCTGAAGCATTAAAAGCTCTTGGGGCTACTCCACCTACTAAGATAAGTCCAGCAACAGGAAGGGAAACCTGGGCATTCGCTAAAACGGATGAAGGATTTAAAGCGTTGCTCGAACATGAGAACGGCGCGGTTCAAGCATTAGTATCAGCTAGGCTTGGAATCAAATCCACTATAGAAGAAACAAGAACTCAACGCTTTATTGAGATAGCGGATCGAGGCTTACTACCTATACCACTACGCTATTATGCGGCTCATACAGGCAGATGGGGTGGCGACGACAAAGTTAATCTACAAAACCTACCAAGGAACTCCCCGCTAAAAGGTTCTATATGCGCATCAAAGGGCTACAAGATTATTGACTCTGACTCTAGCCAAATAGAAGCAAGAACATTAGCGTGGCTGGCCGAGCAGAACGATTTAGTTGACGCATTTGAAAGGGGTGAGGATGTATACAAAATCATGGCATCGTCTATCTATGTTAAGGCGCAAGAAGAAATTAGCAAAGATGAGAGGTTCGTCGGTAAGACAACAATATTGGGATGTGGCTACGGCATGGGGAGTGCGAAATTCCAAGCACAACTCAAGACTTTCAATGTGGAAATTGAGGATGGGGAAGCCAATCGTATTATCAAAGTCTATCGGGAAACTTATGATTGGATACCTCAACTTTGGAGAAAAGCAGGATTAGCTTTAGATGCCATCATCAACAATCAGACTATGTATTTGGGTCGGGCTGGAGTATTACAGGTTGAGGGCACTAAAGGCATTCGCTTACCCAATGGGTTGTATATGAAGTACCCGAATCTACGCAAGATACGCAACGAGCAGGGTAAAGACGAGTATGTGTACGACACCAAGAAGGGTAAAGCCGTTATCCCTAACAGGATATATGGCGGGAAGGTTATTGAGAATGTCTGCCAAGCCCTAGCCCGAATCATCATTGGTGAGCAGATGCTCCAAGTAGCCAAGAAATACAAAGTAGTAATGACTGTTCATGATGCGATTGCTTGCGTAGTACCTGAGGCGGAAGCAGAGACAGCTCAAGAGTATGTTGAGATGTGCATGAAGATGCGACCCAAGTGGGCATTGAAGTTGCCTCTAAGTTGCGAATCAGGTGTTGGTAATTCTTATGGAGAATGTTAATGAAGATACATGTGGAGTTTAATTCCATTGCAGAGATGGTTGGCTTTAGTAAGTTTGCGGGTAGTGACTTAGTACAAGTACCTCAATCTAAAAACCAACAACAATCAGAAGTTGCGTATAAGAACGCATACGAGAGAACAAATGCTAATCTTGAACGTGCCTATGAACGGCTTAGAGAGCTTTACGATAACCCAAAAATAAAAGCTATTATCGACCAAACGGAGATATCAAAGAATGCTAAAGCGTGGGATGAAAGAGAAAAGGTTAAAAAAGAAGCTATTGAGAACGACGAGAGGTTTGAGTTTAGTAATCGTGCTTTAAACATATTTAAATGCGAAAATATTAAAACGCTTAAAGACTTACTTAACTGCACAGAGAATGATTTATTTAGGCTACCTAACATGGGTAAACTAACCTTAGTTGGTATTAAAGAGGAGCTTGCTAAGGCTAAATTAAAACTAAAACAACCACCAAAGGCTAAGAAATGACTGACACAGTAGAAGCTAAAGATGTAATTCCACACCTACTTGTAGCCACTCCGATGTATGGTGGTATGTGTAACGGACAGTACACAGCCAGTATGCTTCAAATGGTGACAACTTTTACGCAAGCTAAAGTTCCATTTCAATATGCTTACATGACGAATGAGTCCTTAATTACCCGTGCCCGCAATAGTTTAGCCCATGACTTTTTAGAGAGTAATTGTTCTCACTTGATGTTTATTGATTCCGACATTGGTTTTAACCCAACAGACATTTTGCACATGATTAACGCTAACAAGGACATTATCTGCGGTATATACCCCAAAAAAGAAATTAACTGGGTGGATGTAGCTAAAGCCGTACAAGCTGGAGTACCCCCACAGGATTTAAATAAACATACTGGGGCTTTTGTTGTAAACCTTGTGGGCGGTGCGGCTAAAGCTGAAGGTAAAAGCAACGAGCCTATGCAAATTGCTAATGGCGGTACAGGGTTCATGCTTATCCAACGCAAAGTGTTTAAGACTTTAATAGAAAAAGTACCTACATACAATAACGATATGTTCTTAGCCGTAGATACAGAACGTACGCCAAAAGTTATTCATGAGTTTTTTACTACAAGCATTGATAAAGACTCAGGTAATCGTCTGTTGTCTGAAGATTATCACTTTTGTAAAATTGCTAGAGAAGCTGGTTTTACAGTATGGGCAGCTCCGTGGGCTAATTTAGTTCATTGTGGAGCTTACAACTTTAGCGGACAGTTACCAAGAGTATGATGCCCTTTCATCCCCTTATACCTAAATCAGTAATTGCTGACGAGCTTCTTGATTTTGCTATGGGTAGTGGCACTTGGCACTCGTACCATAACTTTGATGTGGTGCAAGTTCCGTTTGAGCTTGCTTATAGTGACCCAGTCATTGCTGGCATAGGGGCAAAGTATCCATTAGCAGTAGGTATATTGCGCTTAGACCCGTACACAACGTACGACTGGCATGTGGATACAAATAGAGGGGTGTGCATCAACATGCTACTCAATGACGTAAAGAGTCAATGTCTATTCTCCGAGGGAGAAACGGAAGCAACTCACGTATTCCTAGAGTTAAAGTATCAACCAAAGACGCTTTACGTATTTAATAATCAAGTGCCCCACATGGTTATTAACTATGCCCAAACTAGGTATCTAATGAGTGTGGAGTTTCAAGCTAACAAGAACGAGTTAACATACGGAAACTTTTTAAAAGAAATGGAGATAGCATGACAACCTTTACAACTCAAGACAGAGTAGATGCAGAGATTACAGTAGAGCCAATCCCCTTTGCTGGTTTTGTTCAGCTACAAGATAAAGTGATATACAAAACATTTGAAGAATGGAAAACTGGTCAATGGCTAGAGGATGGCGAACCACGCACTAAAGCATATACAAAAGACGAACTATTGCTTATTGAAATGGGTTGGCAATATGGATTTGATGCAGGAAAGGCACAAGAGAAATGAATGAGCAAGACTTAAGAGATTGCTTTGCTATGTTTACTTTGTGTGGAATTGTCATGCGTGGTATTGACGATGAAATCATAGAAGACGTAGCAATTAACGCTTATAAAATGGCAGATGCAATGCTTGAAGCAAGGAAAGAAAAAAATAACGGAGAAAAACTTGGAATCGCAGCAGTTAAACCTAAACGTAGATACCCTAAGAGACACTCAGACCTCTGATGGCAAAAAGTTTTGTTCCAGTTGTATGTTTATGAAACCCGAAGTTGGTGGAGAAGTTGTAGTAACAGCTAGGACTAGATGGCGCTGTGCCCAATGTAAAGCTAGGGCTTCAGTTCGTAGATACAGTAGCAAAGGAGGGGATTAAATGAAAAAAATATTATTACTTACAGGGTTCTTGGGAGCATGTTCATCGCCTTACGTAGACAATTCTAAGTTACCTGATACTACGTTATTGGTAGAGAAAGAGCTTACACAAATGAGCCGAAACGCAGTTATCATTGCAGTTCAAGAGTGCGAGTCTAGCGGGCTTAGACCTGTTATGATTATGTCTCGTCGTAAAATAAACGGATATTTGTCAGACGTTCCAGTTGATGTAACTTGTTCACCAAAATACGGTAGATAATGATGATTCAAAGAATGCTTAATAAGTTTATCCGTTGGGCTTTGTCTGTAAATGATGAGCCACAAGCTCCAAGCAGTACGGCAGTACCAACAATTCGTATTGGATTGGTTAACGGCTTAAATGGTCGGTTGCTTGAAGTTGCAAGCCCCATACCAAACAAAAATAGCAAACATCATCTTTTTACTGACGACTGGACTTATGAGTTCTTTGTTGTTGCCGAAGGGCAAAAAGTTAGCGAAGCAATTGCCATGGTCATGCTTTTAAAGGGGATAGACTAAATGATTGAAACATTAGTTAAACCCCAGCCTTTAGACAACGATATTGCGGTGATAAAAATACTGCAATTGATGGGGCAATTAAGTTTAAACGATATGCAATATGTCTTGAAGGTAGCATTGCAAGTCTATGGGAAAGTACAAGATAAATGAGTGCATGGTCATATAGTAGCCTCAAGACATTCCAGCAATGTCCAAAAAAGTACTACCATTTAAAGGTTGCTAAGGATGTTGTAGATACTGGCAGTGAAGCTACTATATATGGCAAAGAGCTACATAAAGCGGCTGAAGATTACGTACGTGATAACGTACCAATACCACCCCAGTTTGCCTTTATCCAAAAAACCATAGATGCGCTTAAGAACATCCCAGGTGAGAAGCATACTGAGATTGAACTAGGTGTAGCTAATAACGGAGGCAAACTTAGTGCCTGCGGTTTTAATGATAAGAATGCGTGGTATCGAGGCATTGCGGATTTACTAATCATCAATGGCGACGAAGGCTATTTGGTTGACTACAAAAGTAGTAAGAACGCCAAGTATGCAGACTTAAAACAATTAGATTTATTGGCGGCGGCGGTGTTTACCCACTTCCCTGAGGTTAAGAGTCTTAAGTCTGCTTTGATATTTATAGTTAGTAATGAGTTTGTTAAAAAAGAACACAGTTCAATGCACAAGCTAGCTTACTTTGAGCATGTGCGATTTGACCTAGAACGGCTAGAGAAGGCTATGGAGACAGGGGTATGGAACGCAGTATCTAGCCCTTTATGCGGTTGGTGCCCTGTTAAAACGTGCCATAACTATCGGGAGAGAAGAAAATGAGCTTTAGTAAAGGTATACCTCCAGGAACTAAATTAGATCCAGAAAAAGGTCAAGGTGATACATACAGGGGTGAAAGAGAAGTGCATGAGTGCGCCTACCCTAGTTGCCGCAATAGAAAAATAAGCAGAAACGAAGATGCGGTATTTTGGGACGGTATACATATTAGTAGAGATAGCTTTGAAAATAACTTATCTCCCGTTGCAAAAATAGCGGCTATAGCTAACCCTACCGAGTATTTTGAAAAATATAATAGGTACTATGTAACAGTTGGCATGCATGCAGAATGTGCTGCGGAATGGGGCATGCACTTGATTAAAGACGCCCTTCAGAGCCATAATGTAGGTACTAAACTTCGTAAGGAAAAACCTCAAAATGCCATACGTGAACAAACCTAGACCATACAAAAAAGAATACGAACAGTATCAGGGTAAACCCGAACAAATAAAGAACAGGGCAAAGCGTAATAGTGCCCGTGCGGAGCTAATGAAAGATGGAAGGGTATCAAAAGGTGATGGAAAAGACGTCGACCACTCAAAGCCTCTCAGCAAGGGGGGCACAAGTGCTAAAAGTAATCTCAAGGTTAAATCCGCTAGCAACAACAGATCGTTCAGCAGAAACTCAGATCACACCGTTAAGCGGAATGTCTCGAAAAAATAGCATCTTAACGGACTATAACTGGCCTGGAAAATTTAAGCCGTTTGACCATCAGAAGTTAACCTCTGAGTTTTTAACATTAAACCGTAAGGCATTTTGTTTTAACGAGCAGGGTACGGGTAAAACAGCTAGCGTAATATGGGCAACAGACTACCTAATGAAGTTGGGTGTAGTCCGTCGTGTGCTGGTCATCTGCCCCCTGTCTATTATGAAGTCAGCATGGCAACAGGACTTGTTTAAGTTTGCTATCCACCGCACGTGCGATGTAGCCCATGGTAGCCCAGCCCAACGAAAGAAAATATTTGCTAACAACGCTGAGTTTGTCATCATTAACTTTGATGGGGTAGATATTGTTAAACAGGACATCTTGAACGGGGGCTTTGACATAATCGTAGTAGATGAAGCAAGTGCTTATAAGAATGCTCAAACAACCCGTTGGAAGACCCTCAGGGACATAGCTGGTCAAGTTAAGGGTATGTGGATGCTTACTGGTACTCCAGCAGCACAATCGCCTATAGACGCGTTTGGCCTAGCCAAGCTTATTAACCCAACTGGCACACCTAAATTTTATGGTCAGTTTCGTGACCAAGTTATGTATAAAGTTGGTATGTATCGTTGGCTACCTAAACCCCAATCCCAGCAGATTGTACATACAATGTTGCAACCAGCTATTCGGTTTGAGAAAGATCAATGTTTAGACTTACCTGACGTTACCTTTGTTGAACGGGATGCACCCCTAACTGCCCAGCAAATGAAGTATTACAAATTGCTCAAACGGCAGATGACTATGTCAGCAGATGGGGAACAAGTAACTTCTGTAAACGCAGCCACTAACATCAACAAGCTACTGCAGATCTCTGGAGGTGCGGTGTATACCGATACTAGAGAAGTCATAGAGTTTGATGTATCCAACCGATTACGGGTTATAGAAGAGGTTATTAACGAAGCTTCACATAAGGTCCTGGTATTTGTTCCGTTTACTCATACTATAGAACTACTAAACAAATACTTAACAGCAGCTAACATACCTTGCGCAGTTATTAACGGGCAAGTTCCTGTAAATAGAAGGCATGACATAATCAACGACTTTCAAACAACAGAAAATGTTCGTGTGCTTATCATCCAACCTCAAGCGGCATCACACGGGTTAACACTAACTGCTGCTAACGTAATCATTTGGTATGCTCCTATGACCAGTGTAGAAACGTATCTACAAGCAAACGCCCGTATTAACAGGCCTGGGCAAAAGAACCCTATGACCATTGTGCATATTAAAGGAAGTGAAGTAGAAACAAAGTTATACAAAATGCTAAGTAGTAACATAGACAACCACACAAAAATAATTGACTTATATAGACAAGAAATCGAAAATATAGCTTGACATTGTCAAAGTCATCTATATAATAAAAGTTCGTAGTTTGAAGGAGCTAAAAATGATTGCAGATATTCCAACAGATAAACTCGCCGAAGTTTACATAAAGATTCGTGACAAACGAGCAGAATTAAAAGAGCAGTATGAAGCACAAGACGAAGGCTTGAAAGCTCAACAAGAAATGCTAGCGGAGAAGATGCTAGATATATGTAGGGACAACAACGCTGACAGCATCAAAACACCAGCAGGGACAATCATTCGTAAAGTGGATACACGGTACTGGACGACGGATTGGGATTCTATGTATCAGTTCATTGAAGAACACGACGCATACCCCCTGCTCGAGAAGAGGATACATCAAACTAACCTCAAGCAGTTTCTCGAAGAGAATCCCGAACTGTTACCTGCTGGTTTACAAGCAGACAGAAAATACACCGTGGTCGTTAGAAGGAGCAAATAATGAGTAACATTTCTATTTTTCAACAAAAAACAGCACCAGTAGCAGGTCGTGAAGTTAGTGAGCTATCTAAGTCATTAGGTGCAACTTCTAGTACATCCCGTCGTATCACTATGGCTAAGGGTGTATTCCGTCGTATCGTTAATGGTAAAGAAGCGGGTAAGATTAAAGACGGTCACATGAACGTCATCGTTGTCAATGCCTTACCTAAAGTATCTCGTCAGTTCTACGCATCTGCGTATGATCCTGATGCGGCTCCTACCCTGCCAGACTGCTGGTCAAACCTAGGTGATGTACCTGACTCTAAAGCTGCTAACACACAATCAGCAAACTGCGCTAGCTGCCCACAGAACATTGATGGCTCAGGCACTAATGGCAAAGGTCGTGCATGTCGTTTTAACCGCCGTATAGCAGTAGTACTCGAAGGTGATATGAGTGGTGATATTTATCAGTTCAACATTCCAGCTAAGTCATTGTTTGGTAAAGGCACTGGTAACACACATCCGTTTGAAAGTTATATTAAGTTCTTGCCAGCTAACGGAGAAAGTATTGACCGCATCGTTACTCAGATTTCTTTTGACGAAGAGGAGACTGCTGATGTATTGAAGTTCACACCAGTCCGTCACTTAACTGATGAAGAGATTGATGTAGTAGAAGCTGCTCAGGGAACACAAGAGGCTAAGACTGTAATTCAGTTAACTGTAGCTCAGCAAGATGGTGTTGTTAAATTACCCCCAGCAGCTAAAGCAGCGGCTCCTGCGTTCAAAGAAGAACCTGAAGTTGAGGTAATAGAAGAGCCTGTAGTTAAACGGTCTAAGAAAGCTGAAGCGCCTACTGCAGCGCCAAAAGCAAATTTAGCTGACGTTGTCAGTGCTTGGTCAGATAGTTAATAATGAGTTACGGCTATAGTGCCAAAACTATTCAGTTAAACAAAAGAGCCGATAGTAGTAGGCTCGGAGTTGCGTTGGGTAGGTCGGCTATCAAACTAGGCATATCAGTTGCAGATATAGCTGGTACGCTTAAAGTTAGCCGTCAAACTATCTATAACTGGTTTATAGGTTCTTACAACCCTAAAGATACGTACACCAAGTCAATAACCAGCTTATTGAATAGTTTTAACAAGCACATTAAAGAAACAAATTTAAAGTAAGCCTTATCACTGGAGGTTTGGGGGGAGTAGTCCCCCCTTTTTTCCCTAACAACGAGACAACGATGGCAAATATTGACCTATTAAACAGAGTGCAAAGCCCCGATGGGTGGCTTACTGTGCTCGGCTTAAAGGGAAAGTCTGCTATACAAGAGCTTGTTCAAACACGGGAAGAATTCGATAAGTATGTAGCAGAGTTTTTAGGAAAAGGTAGGGATGTTTATTTTGGCGTAGCTAAGTTTGAAACCAATTTAAACCGCAAAAAGGAAAACGTAAAAGACCTCAAATCCTTTTGGATTGATTTAGATTGTGGCGAGTCTAAAGCAGAAGTAAATCAAAAGACAGGTCGCCCTGATGGGTACATTGACCAAGCTACTGGATTACAAGAGCTACAAAAGTTTTGCAAACTAATCGGATTACCCAGACCGTTACTTGTTAACTCAGGTAGAGGCATCCATGCGTATTGGCCCCTTACTAATCCTATAAGTAAAGAGGAATGGGAACCAGTTGCTAATCGTTTGAACGAGTTATGTGTATTGCACAACCTTTATGTCGATGCAAGCGTATTTGAAATAGCCCGTGTTCTTAGAGTACCAGGCACACTGAATTTTAAAGATAATCCACCTAAGCCAGTAGAGCTAATCAGTGATGCACCAGATGTAGAGTACGAAACATTTAAAAATTTACTAGGCGTAAAAGAAGCGCCAACAAAACCTTCCGCACCAAAAGAATTAAGTGAGTTGCAAAAAGCTATGGCTGCTAACACCGTATCACGGTTTAGTAAGATTATGATTCGCAGTGCCAACAATGAAGGTTGCGCACAGCTGTTGTACCAGTATCAAAACCAAGACTCTGTATCCGAACCTATGTGGTTCAATGCCTTATCTATTGCTCACCGTTGCGTAGATAGAGAAACTGCAATCCATAAGATTTCAGAACGGCATCCTGAGTATTCACCCGAAGATACAGAGAACAAAGCTAGTCACACTGCGTTTGCACAACGATGCGCTACGCTTGAGAAAAATAACCCAGGAGGTTGTGATGGTTGCCAATGGAAGGGTCGTATCGGTTCTCCCATTGCATTAGGTAGAGAGATAGTAAAAGCAGAAGAGACAGAGGTTCACGAGACCGAAGAGTTAGATGACTTTGCAACACACAAGATACCGTCTTACCCACACCCTTATTTCCGTGGTAAGAATGGTGGCATTTACATAACTGTTAGCAGCGATGAGGAAACAGAACCTATCTGCGTGTATGAGCACGACTTGTATGTAGTAAAGCGCATGAATGACCCTGACCCTTCTGTTGGTGAGTTAGTACTGTTACGTTTGCATTTACCCCAAGACGGTGTACGAGAATTTACAATACCCCTTTCTACGGTGGCGGTTAAAGAAAGATTACGTGAAGCTCTTTCTACCAAGGGTGTGGCAGGAATGCCAAAACAAATGGATCAATTAATGGCGTTCTTAATGACGTTCATTAAAGAATTGCAATATAAAAAGAAAGCGGAACTTATGAGGACACAATTTGGCTGGGTAGATAAAGACAGCAAGTTTATTATTGGTGATAGGGAGATTAACAAAGATGGTGTATTCCATAGTCCCCCATCCACAGTTACACAACAGTTTGCAGAAAGCATGCACCCTATGGGGACACTGGAGAAATGGAAAGAAGTATTTAATATGTATGGGGCACCTGGTTTAGAACCCCATGCGTTTGCTGCGCTTACTGCGTTTGGCGCGCCGCTTCTTAAATTCACTGGTCATAGCGGAGCAATCATAAACTTAATCCACAAAGATTCGGGCACGGGTAAGTCTACTGCGTTGTATATGTGCAATAGCGTGTACGGACACCCTGATAGGTTGGCAGCTATTTGGAAAGATACCCTAGCGGCTAAGGTACTGCACCTAGGCATTATGAATAACCTACCGTTTACTGTGGATGAGATTACCAATCTTACCCCTGCGGACTTCTCCACCCTAGCATATAGCATGTCACAAGGTCGTGGTGCAAACAGGTCTAGGTCAGACAAGAACGAGATGCGTATTAATAAGACTACTTGGCAGACTATGTCTTTAGCCAGTTCAAACGCTAGCTTCTATGAAAAAATGGGTGTGCATAAGACTAGTCCCGATGGTGAGATGATGCGTTTGCTGGAGTATCAAATTCACCCTTCTAATATTATTCCTACACACGTAGCTAAGCACATGTTTGACCACCAGCTCAAGGAGAACTACGGGCATGCTGGAGATATTTACTGCTCCTACCTAGTCAACAACCTAGAAGATGCTAAGAGCAACATGTTAGCTATCCAACAGAAGATTGATAAGGAGATGCGCCTAACTAACAAGGAGCGTTTCTGGTCTGCAGTTATTGCTTGTAACCTAACAGGGGGTTTGATTGCCCGTATGCTAGGCTTGCACGACTACGATATGAAAGCTATCTACGCATGGTCTATGCAGATGCTAACCACAGTACGTCAAGATATTGCACCGCCAGCTAATAACTCTTCTTCTGTAATTGGTGATTATATTAACCGTCATATTCAAAACATGTTGGTTGTAAACAATGATACAGACAAGCGTACTCATATGCACTCGTTGCCGATACAAGAGCCACGGGACAAGTTGTATATCCGTTACGAGCCTGATACAAAGCTAATGTATATCGTTGCCAAGCACTTTAAAAAGGATTGCGTGGAGTCACAAGCGTCGTACAAAGACACATTGCATGAGCTTAAGACCAAGGGCATCTTCCTTAAGGGCGACACCAAGCAGATGTCAAAAGGCATGCGGGTTACATCACCTGGGGTCTATGCGTTGATATTCGATTGCTCTGTGGCAGACTTTATTGATATAGATGCGATGGTTGCGCCTATAGTTGAGAATGCTAGTAGAGAAGATTAGTTACAACGTTAACTGGAGAAATTTCAAAGTGGGGTATTCGATTTTTATACCCTGCATTGACACCAGCGCAGCTAAACAGGATATCCTACGTGTTACAAAAAGATTGAAAATAGAAGTAATTACAAAACTAGTTATTGAAGAAGGAGTGAGGGGGTTACGCATCTGGAGGATTTAACCTATACTCGAACGTAGAACAACTCCTTGTTGTTTCTCCTCGGAAGTTAGCTCCTTCCAATCCTCTTAAACCCCGCCTAGTGCGGGGTCTTTTTTATCTCTTGTCTACAGAACGAGTGCCCTCTACCAAAGGATAAACAAATGGAGCTTGTGCATCTGTTACAGATAAGCCTTGGGACGATTTGCTACGACGCTCTTCACGAGACTGTAGAGACTTACTAATTGTTTCACCGTCGATAGGTAGCATAGAATTTTTAGTATTAAATTTGTCTACTTGTTCTAGTATTGAATCAACTTTATCGTCGTCATCATTACGTACTGCTATATCTAAACGATTAAGCAACGTAGCTTTTTCTTTTTCTATCTTTGCAACTATTTGTTTAGCCATAAAGTTAGACTTTTGTATTTGTGCTACTTCAGTATTTCCAAACCCTAAAGCTTGCGCAGCTAATTTACCTGTTGTGTAAAACTCTGCATTCACAATCTCGTCACCTTTAGGGGTAGTAGCACCTTCTTTACTTAATCTATATGAAGTCAAACCGCCTCTAAGCCATGCTGGAGCAAGCTTCTCAAAGCCTCTATTTATCTGCCCATTATTAAAATCATCAAAGGCGCCCGCAATATTTGAGCCTATGCTACCTATAGGACCACTAAAACCAAATATAAAGTTTTGGAAAGCCTCACGAGAAGTATTTCCAGGGCTATCGTCTCTAAACCACAAGCCATCTAACGAAGTAGATGCACCAAGATTTAGACCTGTAACTGCAGATAGTGGACCCATTTCAACCCCACGAGCCAATGTTTTAGCATCTTCTTCACTTAGTCCTAAAGCGTCAGCCAAGTTACTGTCGGGGCCAAAATAGCTAGGAATAAAGGAGTTTCTAAACCATAAATCTAAGTTACGTTTACCAAGTGGATTTCCTTCGTCATCTTCATCATAGTCTTCATCTTCTTCGTCACGCATTAACTCACGCACACCTTCTGATACACCCATAATAAAGCTATATAAAGGTAATCCTGTAACACCAGCAAACAAACCAGTCATTCCTAAAGTACCAAAGAATTTAATTGCTGCTTCTTTCTTCTCGTCTTTATTTAAGAACGGCAACATACCATAGAAGTTACGTACTAAGTACGATGTCATCTGTAGTGGGTAAGTTAAGAATTGTGTAGCTAACTTAGCCCCTGGACTGCCCTTCATTAATCTAGGCTTGTTGTACTGTGTGTAGTTAAACAAGGCATCATAAGTTAACTGCAAAGCTTTTTCAGTAGCAGCATCAAAAGCAGCTTTATCATCCATACCCTTTTGTTTGTAATCAGCGTAGGCTAATTCAAAAGACGACATAAACATAATCTCACGAGAGATACGCTCAGCGTGGTGGAATGCACCACCCATAAAGTTAAATACGCCCCTAGTCCCCCTACTAACTATATTATGATACTGCCCAGTAGGGACATCAGCCATTGCGGTCATATCTCCCGCATAGGTAGACATAAATATATCTTTGTCGTTAGCAAAGTTCCAAGCATCTTTTAACGCTTTTCTATACGCTGGGTCTTTGTGCTCAGTAACATACTTAGAGTCACCAATAGAAGGTTGACCCCAATTAGTAGTTATATTTCCATCGGCATCTGTTTTAGTTGTGCTAAATTTATTCCATAGTGCACTGTATCTAGCAGCAGTTGCAGTAGCTTTTCCTATACCAAATTCAGCCCCAAGAGTAGGTAAACCAACAATAGGTAGCTGTGTCATCTGTATTAGTGCCGACTTAGGAGAAGTTAGCAACCAATAGAACACAAACTTGTTACCCGTTGCAGCGACTTTATTCCAGTCTATGCCTTCATCAGGGATGCTAGGTGTAATCTCATCAAGCGCTCTAGCACTAATTTCTCTAATAAGCACAGATAGTTTTAGCTTGTCTGGGTTTTGTGCTATCTCCGCATATGCGGCTGCTATGCCGTTACGAATTTTATCTGCATAACTTAGACGGGCTAGTTGATTAGCAGCTGTATGTTGGCTAGTAATAAAGTTGCGGATTGCGTCGGCGCTAAAACCAGTCTTGCCTTGGCGGTGTACAAACTTACGACGGATGTCTTTATCAGGCAAGGTCATTAAATACATCTGATAAATGTTATCCTTAACAGCCTCTATATCCGACATTTTATTGCTATCCAGCATTGCAAAGATTTCTTTAAGCATGTCGCTAGACTCAACATGCTTTTCTCTTAACTTGCGTATATCATCACCAACGTCTATATCCCCGTCTTCAATCATTTTAGCTAAGCTACGGTTAGTACCACCAGCTTTATTAAGTTCAGCAACACGGGCTTCAACCGCAGCATTACGGGCGGTAGCACTTTCAAACATGTAGAACTCACCACTCTTGCCCTTACCTTTGCTAAACCAGAAGTTACCATAGCGCATTAACGGGAAGTAAATATCTAACAAGCGGGCTTCTTGAAAAGTCTTAGTAATAGCTGCAATCAATTTGCCCTTTGGAGTAGACGCATCATTAATATCTCCAGGTACGTTAGAAGATGCAATCTTTTCTTTTAGTAGCTTTTCATGTAGATCAAACGTTTGCTTGTAGCTATCCCTAGCCATTTTGTATATAGCATGCCCTTCGCCTTTCCCAAACTTACCTAAGGCATCCCAACCGAGCATGGTAAATTTTTCACCTGTAATAGGGTTATCTAGAACACCACCTTCGTACAATAGTTTTATAGCTGCGGTGCGTTCAGTTCTTTGTTTTTTAAGATTAGGTAAAGTCTTAGGGTCGGTAGACGGGTTAAGAATATCGTTTTCTATACGTTTTAAAGCAGGGTCATTTTGTATAGCAGTTGCTGCATCAGGGTGTTTAGCAGGGTCAACTTGTAACAACGTAGCTGCATTTATTACATCAGCCAATGCTTTGCCACCTTTTTTATATTTTTGATTAAAGTTAATCCAAGCAGGGACTTTTTCTGCTAGTTCACGAATCATACGAGTGCGCATACCAGCCATATCATCTACGGCATTATTAATAACTTTTAAGTTGCTAAGCTTGTCTCCTGCTATGCGAGTAATATCGTCTGTTGTAAAAGCGCGCATTACAAGTTTTAATCTACTTACGCTTATGGTGTTATACACAGCTTTTATTAGTCGAACAGCATCACTAGCGTTTCTAGTCTGCATTATTAACTGACCAATAGAGGTATTCATGTCAGTGCTACTATGAGACAACCTAAGTTTTCTAAGTGTGGTCTCTACCATCTTTAGTTGTTTAGGCGCTTTAGGTGGCTTAGGTGCTTTGGGTTGCTTAGCCTTAGCTGCTGACGGTTCACTAGACTCAAATGCCATGTCTGGTAAAGGTGCAGATAACAACTGATCGGTAACAATAATTAGGTCTTGGAGAGCGGACATATGCTTCTCGTCCATATCAAACAACTGACGTATGCTCTGTACAAATCTAGTAAACAACCGATCAATAAATCCAGGTGCTTCACCCGCATAAGTTAGTTCTTTGTTGCCAGGAGTAATAATAAGAAACTCTTGCATGGCAGGTAAAGACATACCGTAAGCTACAAATTCTTTAATATCAGTAAAGGCTTCGTCAGGAATGTTTAACATGTCCTGAGTTAGTACCCCTAGATTGCCTGATTCTAATGCTTCAACTTTAAGGCGATCATAGTTTTGCTTAGCTGCATCCATAAGATACATAAGCTCGAGTATTGGTATAGCTAGGGACCGAGGTGTAGGTGTGTAACCTTCTTTTAACTCGCTTAATTTAAAATAAGCATCAATACGAGCAACGGTTGCAGCATGTAAAGCTTCGTGTAATACAACAGTATTGTTAATACCGCCTTCACGCATTACATAAATAGTCTTTCTATCAGGCACGTATAGACCCGCTGCCCCCACCATCTTGTCTCGTAAGAACGTAGTAGGCATGTCGTCTGGGCTATCTACTACAACAAACTCAACCCCAGTAAGGAAAGGTAATAAACGTTTAGCTAGTAATTGTTCAAAAGGATTACCATTTCGAGCTATATAGTTAACCGCACCTTTAGCAAAATCAAATTTCTCAAATGCCGTGTTATCCTGTCCATTAGTGGATTCGCTAATTTGGGCACGGCTAGGTGCGCCTATTTTTTGCTTAGCTTCGTGTCTTTGCTTACCAAGCTCACGCTCTTGAGGGTTAGCTTTCTCTAGTAAAGCAGTAGCTCTTTTACCCGCAGCTTTATTTTTTTGGTCTGGATCAACAGATAAACTATGTGCAATCTCAAGAGCGCCTATGCGTTCTTCTCTTAAACCAAACAGAGTATCCTGAGCTTCTTTCTCAGTGCCAGAGTTCTCAATAATGGCTTGCTCGTCAACTACCTTACCTAGAATCTTCTCAGCTTTAGTAATGTCAGTAATAGCGTTGCGACCTATTTCTTGACGTCCCTTACGATATGCAGCGGCAGCGGCTTGTTGCTCTGGAGTCTTGTCAGTCTTTGGTCTACCACGAGGCTTACCAGTTTTAACTGGGGGTGTTATGTCTTCAACAGGAGCTTCTTCCTCAACTATTGTTGTATCCGCAGGTGGGGCTATGTCGCCTTCAGCTAAGTTTTCTAAAGCTATTAATTCTTCTACTATGGCACGACCTTGCGCCTCATCAAAAGTACCAGCTTCAAGAATGTTTCTTAGGTCTATTCTTCTTTGTTCTTGTTCAGCAGTTAATGCGCTTGTTGGAGTAGGTGCACCCATACCAGACGCCATTTGTTTTTGACGTAGGCTTTCTTTAGCATTTTTTAATGCTTGCTCATCTGTTAACTGAGGATACTTAGCTTTTAGTTCGGCAACTAGTGTATTGAGTTCAGCTGCTTCTCCGCCTCCAACATCATTAATAGTCGTGCCAGTTGCTGCCAAGTCTCCTTGGGTAGTGCTTGCAGTTCCTGTGTCGGTTCCGCTTGTTCCGCTAGGCACAGAAACGCCTGATTGATCTGTTCCACCGATAATTGATTCAAGTCCATCTAGTCCACCTTCCTGCAGTATGGCATCACCAGCAATAGCAAAAGCTTCTTCTTCAGTATAAGGACGTCCACCTGTTCCATCTTTTTTTACTGTCTTAGGATTTACTGTGCCTTTTAATCTTTCAACTTCATCATTAAATTGTGCACCTAAAGCCTCCATAGCTCCAGGTTTGTTAAGCATTTCAAGAGTTTTCTTTTGGTTTTCAACTGCTTTAGCTTCTTCTTCTCTTTTTGCAATGGTAGAAGGTAAACGTTCATAGGCTTGTTGCCCACCAAATGCTCCTGTCTCTAATAAGCTACTTGGGCCTTCACCAGCGGCTTCTAAAAGTGCTCGACCAGGTTTTTTAACCTCACCTTCAGTAGCAAGCTGTGCAAGTATTTCACCACCAGCACCACTAACCATTTGCGCAACTGGTTGAGCTACTCCAATATTGACAGCTTCTTTTGCAAATTGATTTTTTATTACTCCTTTAGGTACAAGCATTTTGCTAGCTAATCCAGCAGCTGCTGTATCTGCAACAGCAATAATAGAACCTCGTGCTAAGGCATGCTCATACGCTTTAGCAAATAGTGTGGGATCGTTTAATGCTTTGTTAACCGCTATAGGGTCTCTAGTATTGATTCCGTTATCTTGGAAGTATTCCATAACTCCAGAGGACAATTCACTAGCAAAGCTAGTACTACCCATAGCCAACGCACCCACAGTAGGATTACGTGTTATAGCACCCAATATAAGAGCAGGAGCAACCTGTGGCAAACTTTCTAAAGACACACTTGCCATAACCCCAAAAGGGTCAGCTTGAAATGCTTGAAATGCCTGTCGTGCAGTTGTTACATCATTTAATAGTTCAACGGCTGGTCTTTTTTTAATTTTACTAACTTCTGCTTGAACACCCATTACTTTCTTTTGTGCTTCTGCTTGCCGTACCTGCAATGATTTAATTGCGGCTTCAGCTTCTTCTGGTTGAAGAGGGGTCATCTCTCCAGTTAATGGATCTCGTGGACCGACCTTGCCTTCTCGTATTGCATTAATTTCTTTTTGAAGACTAGTAATTTCTAAGTTTGGAACAAGAGTTGATAAACCTTTAACCCCTGCTTTTATTGGATCAGTCTGCCTCTGTAAAAAAGGCACCTCTGCTTCGTATTTTGCAGTTGCTTCTGCCAGTTGCTTCTTTTGTTGCGCAGTTAAACCTGCACCTGGTTGCGCTGCAAAGGCCCCTCTAGGGGTTTCCATTTGTGAAGTTACTTCTTCAGGACTACTTATAGGGGAAACTTCTGTTGTCGGGGCAACTGCTTTAGCTACAGGTTTAGCTACAGGTTTATCTTTTGCAATCAGATGGGTCAATATGTCGGTATCAGCAAGACCCGCTTCCCTAGCCCCTGCTAGGTTGTATTTGTATTTGTTGGCAAGGTAGTTATTAATCTCAGCGTCGCTAAGACCTGCTTTCCTTGCACCTTCAACGTCATATGCCATTATTTAACTATCAAAATCAGCAGGGTTTACTTTACTACTAGCTTTTGGTTTATTGCTGCCTCCACCAGATTGATTTTTAGTCATTATTTCATCCCGTACTTGTTCTTTAATTTGCGCTTTTATAGTTTTTTTCTCTGCAGGAGAAAGGTCTTTATAGTCAGGTTGCGCTTCACGGGCTTTAATTCTAGCTTTAACTCTATCGTTTCCAGGAGTACCAAACGTAGAAACTTCTTTATTAGCATCATCTCTAGTAAGATTTTGTCCAGTAACATTTACTTGTTGTTGTGCAACACCTGCACGTGCCATTTGGGCTTGTTGCACTTTACTTAAATAATCGTTCCTACCTTCAAGAAGAATAATTTCTTCAGGTCTATTATCGTTCCTAGCTCTTGCATCTGCTAAATAACCTCTAGCATGATTATCTGCTTTATCTGATATAGAAGCTCTTGTACCTGCTACTTCTAACTTATTAAGGCGCTCTTGTCCTTTTTCGTACATAGCATTACCAGCAGTGATATCACCTTGTTTCATTAGGCGCTGACCCTCAGCAACTTCAGCTAGACCTTTTGCTGTATCTTTCTCACGACCTCTAAGGTCTTCTTCACGGGCAATCATATTAGGCAACGCTGCTTTACCTGCTCTAGCAGCTGCAACACCTAGGGGGCCTGCTTGGCTAGCTAAGTTAACACCAAAGTCTAATAAGTTATAGCCAGCTTTTTGTTTTCTAGCATCTGGTAAGGCAGCTTGTTCTTTAGCGTAATAGTCAGCAAGTCCAGCTTTAGGGGCGCCAATACCAGCGGACTCACGTTGTTTTCTAGCAAAGTTCTCATACTTCTGACGTGCCATAAACTCTTGTTGCAAGCGAGCTGCTTCATCTTCGTCTAAGTCTACTTCACCCTCATTAGCAAAAGCCACAATACCACCACTAGCGGCACTCAATGTATCCATAGCACCAGCTGGGGCCGCAGGTAATCCGACTCTTTCTGATACTGGAGTAGGCATAGGTCTTTGATCTTGTGCAATAGAAGCTTGAGCTTGTTGCTCAGCTTGTGCCCGTATTTCTTTTTCTTTCATTATTTCTAACGCCATAGTGCGCACTTCTTCACTAGAGCTAGTTTGAGCTACTTGTTTTAACTGTTCTACAGGCATCATTTCTAACTTAGCTCTAATACCTTGAACCGCTGCACTGCTAGGATTGGCTTGGGTTAAACCTCGGTTAGCATATCCAGCAACTCCGCCTTCTGCTAAACCTCTGATAGTTCCCCCCTTTGCAAACAAACCAGCTTGCTTAGCACCAGCTGCACCAGCTAAAAGGCCAAGACCTTGATTAAGTTGAGAAGGTTGAGCTTGATAAGTCTGAGTTGTAGTTGCTTGTAATGGCAAACCACGAAGCATATTAGACATAAAGCCCAACTGCATCATTGGATATTGTTGTTTTGTAGCGTAATCAGTAATAGCTTGGTTAATCTTATTCTGTTCCATGGTCTGCTGTTGAGCACCCATTTGATTTTGCAAACCAATAACATCTTTTTGAGCGCCTAGTTGAGCGCCACCTAATTGCCCCAACTGACCAGCCATCTGACCAAATTGACCTAAACCTTGCAACCCAGCTTGTCGACCTTGTAAACCTAAATTAGCACCAAACTGTTGTTGTTGCTGAGCATTTTGAAATGCGCTTTGAGCGCCAGTAGCTTCAATACCTTGCAGTTGAGACATCAAACCACGCTGAGCTTCAGCTTGTTGCAGTGCAAGACGATTACCGCCAAAAGCACCTTGACCAACAGCTTGTCGTGCCATTAGAGGTTGACCCATTTGGTAATCACGCAAAGCCTGAGACTTTTGATAGTCAACAACGTTTTGCATATATGGAGACATGTATGCTTGAGTAGTACGTGGGTCAGTTGCACCTAAAGCAAACTGTTGCCCAGTACCCGCCATGTCATTAGCTAAACCTAAAGAACCCACACCAGCCAAACCTGTCATTTGAGTAGCTTGACCATACTGACCAGGAACTTGTAAGTTAGATGTGTCCTGCATTGCCCGCTGCTGCATTGGGCTAAACCCAGCAAAATAGTCGTTTACATTAGAGCTGTAAGGTGTGTAGGGCTTAAAACCTGTAATCCCAGAGTCGTCCATATTGAACAACTGTTTCTGGGTAGCCTCTAACATATTTGTTACATAAGGCTTTGCATACTCAGGAACGTTTGTGTTGTACGAAGTATTTTGTTGAGGTGGAGGAGTACCCCCACCACTACCGCCACCACCCATGTATGGGGTGCGAGTTAACTCTGTAGTCCAACCGCTGTGTTTAGATTTTAAAATACTCATATCTTTGCCTCTAATATAGTGTAGCGCTCTTCCAAACCAACCTGTTTATAAAGACGTGCGGCAGATTCCCTAGCGGCACATTGAACTTTAGTTGCCCCATTAGCTTTTAACAGCGCACACACCTGCCCAAAAACAACTCTATTTACAATTGCTTTACCAGCCATTGCAGTAATAAGTCCAATACGATCATTAGGCATATTATAAAAATTAACGGATGCGGCGCCATGGATAACGTTTTCCTCATCTGTTGCTACTAATAATACCCAGGAACCACTAGCCAGTAAACCTTTAATCTGATCTAAAGTGTATTCATCTCCACCAAATTTTAACGCACTTGCAAATAAATCCTTTACCAAAGGCCATGTCTGGTGAAAATATTCTACAAATACAGGCTTAACTGTAATTGTCATGCTGGCATAAACTTGCTGGCTTTAACGGCAGGAGCTTGTTTCTTTTTGCCTGTACGAGCTTTACGAATCTTGTCCATCATACTGTATAGTTTTTTAGCGCCAGCGTCAGTAGAGCCATTGCCGAGATGAGAAACCACATCCGCAGGAACAACAAATTCTCCGTCAGCAAGACGAGCAGGCTGCTTACCAGCAATAGAGGCAGGAATAGAATCAGACATGCCGTCGCCAGGACCTTTAAGCATACGCCCACCATCCGAGTAACCCCCTAAGTTATAGCGCATAGTGCCGCCATCAGCGGCTTCTTCTACGTCAAATTGACCTAAACCTTTAATAGAAGTTTTTGGTAACGCAACACCCTTCATTCCCGCAGCTTTGCGTTTTTTGTTTAGTCCAATCAAGGTAGCAGTTAAAGCATCTTTTTTAGCTGTGTCTATGTCTGGATCACGATATATACCAGTACGCGGGACTCCAACGCTTTCTGGTAGTGGACGTATTTCTTCTTGATTATCTAAATAATCTTGGGCTACGTTAACCCGCCCTCTAGATGCGTATCCAGCAATACCGCCAGAAGCCATAGCTACACCAGGCATCTGTACATTGTTACCTAAAGCATTCGCGCTCATACGGTCTACTGGACCGTTAATTTGAGTAACACCACCCGTTGCATATTGTGCTTGATAGTAAGGGTTAGGCTGTGGGGCTTCGTATGCTTGATAATTAGGACTTAATTTGTATTTTTGTAACCGTCTATCGTATTCGTCTTCTTGATACCCAGCTGGTCCTGCACCACCACTTTGTTGATCTTGCATTAGTAATGGTACTGCTGCACCACCTATAGTAAGAGCGTTGTCTTTAAGAAACGTACCAGCGGTGGATGCACTTGTGCCAACTTCTTTAAGTCCTGTGGCCACATTACCTGCTGTAACCGCACCTGCGCCCCCTGGAGCAGCCTGAGCTGCACTTGCTCTACCAAGAGAACCCACAACTTGGCTAGGAGAAGACCCACTCGCTACTAAATCTGGCACTGCGGCTTGAGAGGCTTGTAGTTGTGCAGGAGTTAGCCCTGGAAAATTTGTAGGGTTAATAAATTTTTGAGCTGCTTCCTGAGTAAATTGTTCTGCTCCACCCGTTTTAGCATATAAATCTGCATAGTTAGAAGGTAAAGTTGTTCCTTCTAAAGCAGCTACTTTTGCGGCTTCTTTGGCTGCTTCCTGTGATCCTGCTGTAACGGCTTCTTGACCAACTGTTTTAAACCCTTCGGTAGCCAGGTTTTCCGCTGCCGTCAGACCCGCTTCAGCACCTAAACCAGCTAAACTAGTTGTTAATCCAGCACCACCATAAGCACCTAAACCAGCTATCAAACCTTTTTCTACACTACCTGTAGCCAAACCATAACCACCACCTACTATAGCAGCGGCAGCTAAAGGGCCTACTCCAGGAATTAACATTAAACCCGCACCAGCAACCATAGGGAGTATTTGTTCTAGGAACCCAGCTTCTACAAGACCTGTATCGGGGTTAATAGTAAGAGAGCCGCCGTTAGCCAAAGCCAAGGCTTGCAAGCCTTTAATCTCGTTCTTGGACATGTGGACGAGTTCAGTATCAGGTCCTCGACCTCTAGATTTTAGGTGTTGTGCGGCAACGTGCAGGCTCATATACGCCCCTTAGGGTTATTTTGTGTTGATTTTATCATTTAAACAGTTGTTCCATCAGCTTTTTTCCATACAGTCCCGTTCCACCAAATGGGTCTATCCAAAGTAGTGTCGTAGTAAATCTGCCCTATTGGTAGTGGTGCTTGTAAGGACTGTAAAGGTCTTTCTGCAGTAGTTCCATAAAGAGGAATAGCAGCTGCTTGAGTAAAGTTATCTATCTGGTTAAAGTACAAACGAAGCACGTTGGAATACTGATCAAAATATACAGGACTGTATCCCGTTGCTGGAGCATTGGGTAAATTAGGTGCTTTTGGTGAGCGTAATGGGGCGTTATATGTCATTATCTGCGTCCGTCTGGTCTTATATCAATACGTGGATAACCCATCTGCCAAGCAACACCTAGTCCAGTAGACTCAATTCTATACGCCATTTGCCTACCTCTAATGCGAGTGTAAACTTGTCCAGTAAATTGTTGCACTGCATAAGTTTTTTGAGTTGTATAGTTTTGTGTACTTGCCACTCTAGGGGCATTAGGCGCCCCATAAGCTGTTCCTGCGTTAACACGAGGCAATACCACCATAGTTACTTCTGGTAAATTTGCATTAGAACCGTTAAAAGTTAAGTCAGGTAGTATGCGCCAGACAAACCCAAAGTTATACCCGTCACCGATATCAAAATCAGATGATTGAATATAAGACACAATAGGCACTGGGGTTAACCCTGATACATCATCATTACCATTTTCGTGATAAAGGATTCGGTAGTTAGCAGCGTCAGCGCCCATTGGGAATGTACGTAAACCTGAATCTAACCAAGCAGTGCGGCTCATAGTTCCGTAAGACCATACATCATCTAAATAATCGTAGATAACATAGCGGTCAACAATAGTGCTATTAGCTGAGCAGTAGAACCACCAAATTTCGTTGTAGCCTTCTATAGACCCAGCAAACACTTGAAAGTTTTGATTTTGATTAATGTCTTGATAAACGTATTGACGCAGAGTAGAGGGCAAAGTTTCCACACGACCAGTGTATTTATAGAACTTATCAGTACCCATCCAGTAAGTTACGTTATTAACCGTAATAGACGCATTAGGTCCCATGATAGAAATATTGTCTTGTAGTAGTTGGAAACCCCAAACATAAGGAGGTCCAAGGTACTGCATAGAGTATATAGCTGCGTCAGTCCAAATTAATATCTCTTGGCGGGTTGATTTAGCACAGACAATGTAAGAACCAATATTAAGACGGAATTCGCCAGCCTGGTTTGTTACTGCGGGTACCCACTCATAAGGGTTTTCTTGGTCAGCCCAGCGGACTAACAATGGATCAAATGTAGTATTAGCATTTGCGGGGTCGTACGGGTTAGCACCAAAAGCAATTACAAAACGTTGAATTGCTGAACCAATAATTTGATTAGTTGTATTTGGTACAAACTGCCCTGAAAAACCTTGTGTCGTAGATAGGGTATTTAAAAGAAGTGCTCTAGCGCTAACGCCAGAGGTAGCTGACCAATAGTAAATACCACCGCCACGAGGGGCAATAATTAAATCTTGACCAAAGTTATCGTTACTCCATATACGAAGCTGTTGTGCAATACCAACATCTGCCGCAGAACCCCAAGGGCGTGAACCATACTGTGGATAAGCTATAACGGCAGAACCACCACCAACTGCTCCGTATGCTGCAGGGGCTACCAAAGTTATAGTGTATGTATTAGCATCTACATAAGTAAGTTCAAACGTGCTATTTAGCCAAGCTGCTGGAACAGCAACGTTAGTAGCAGTTACTCCATACATGCCATAAGTGCCTGTAGCAAAACCGCTAGTGCCAGAAATACTAAATGTAGTCGGTGTTGCTGTTAAATTAGTTACACCTAAAAAAGCTACCCAAACAATAGAAGCTGTGCCTGAGCCAGTACCCACACCAGTAGCAGTAAAAACTGTGCCAACCGTATTGGCTGAAGCGCCAATTAAAGTAAAGTTTGTAGATCCTACAGCAACAATTTTGTATTGTTGTCCAACAATAAAGGAACCTGCGGAAGTTAAATAACCGTGAGCATTTTGTGTAACTGTAACAACAGCGCTACCAGCAATTGCGGTAAATGGGTTAGCACTTAAAGCAACGGTATCTGTTGGAGACCAACTACCTGCGCCCCAGCCTGTACTTGTAGTATAAGTATCATTACCTACAGGGTATAAATATTGGACGGTTACTGTACCGCCACCCGTTGTTGTAGATGTTGCCGCTGCGCTAGCTGTTATTTCGTATTGAAGACTGCTATTAAGTTTTGTTACTACGTATTGACCAGAAATAGTTAAGCCACCAACAGTAGCAGTGCTAGTTAAGTTTACATAATCACCAACACTAGGAGATATTCCACTAATTGCATCGTTTACCGTTACGACGGCAGAACCGTTTGTTGTACCTAAAGCATTGGCGCCTAGGGTAGTTGTTGTATTGCCACTACCGTTTAACAACAAGGGGGTTATATCGTTATATTCGCCACCCTGTTCAATGTAGTATTTTTTACTTGTGCCAACACCTAATAAGTTAGAACCAGCTAAAGTACCCCAATTCCAAAGCGCTCGGCAAATACCAAGAAAAGTGTTATTAGAAAGACGTGTCCACCCACCAATTTTTTCAGCATTACCAGAACGAAAACGAACTTTGTCGCAGTCAAACCAACCACCTTCATTGGTGTAGTTTGTACCCTCTTTGTTTATACCAGGTTTAAAGACTAGTTTTTGTAATGGCATACGGATTTACCCTAGGAATACGTTCTTGTTCCAGCTCTATCAATGATAAGGGCTTGTCTGCGTGGTGTCATGTCTTTTGTGTTAGGTACGCTGATATGCGTCCACCTGTCAAACTCACGAATTATTTGGTCATACCCAATACCCGAAGTAATTACAGCCTTAACAACTTCGTCTGGCGTCATACCTGGAACTCTAATATCAGCAGCGCAACCAATACGGTGTTGGCTAGTATCTTTAGAACCTACTGCATCATTTACCTTTTTAGACCTAAACGCACTATTTACCATAATCGGCTTACCACCTAATACAGTTTTAACTTCTTCTAAGAAAGCGGCTAAACGGGTTAGGTTAGTCATTTCAGCTTCGTTAGGCGTATTGTCAAACTCCCGATGATCCGTATGGGTTAGCTCGTCAAGGGTAAAGTGTTCACTTAGATTCATCTTTTGACCTCTTCATATCCATAATCTTCTCCAGAGTACGACCCCCGAAATAGAAAGACATAATGAGCATGCCCCATTGCCCGAGTAGTTCTACATAGTTGTTGTTTACCTCAATATCCCAAGCGGACATCATGGCAAAAGCAGAGTACACAAACAGAATAAATACAAGGGTGGCTGGTCTAATGTTCTTGGATAACGTAGAGTCAGAAGCCATGTCAGCTTGCTGTCTTTTAGTAAGTTCCTGCTGCTCTGCAGTATCTGCTGCAATTTGAGCTAACTCGCCAGTCTGTTGCATCTCCAACAACTTGAGCTTTGCTTGCTCTGCTTGTGCTGGGTCAGGAAAGACCTTATCAAGTATCTTGCCGCCAATATTTAGTAGTGCATCTAATGGAAACATCAAATAACTCCTAAAACAAATTTAAGCCATAGCGTCACAATTAACGCCGCCAAAAAACAATAAAACTGCACTCGCCTAACCGCTTTTAAATCGTGTTGGAAATCTTCGTTATTTTTGCGTTCCATATTTTCTATATCTAACTTAATCCTAAGCAACGCTTCCCATTCTTTAGCGCCATACTTCTTAACAAAATCTATCTTTAGTTTTGCTTCTTGGTCGCTAATTTGTTTCTTGTGGTTCCAATCTTTTAATGCTCTAATTAATGCCGTTTCTTTTTTAAACTCTGCTTCTCTAGCCGCTCGGCGTCTTTCTGTTGCTTTCTTTTGCGCTACATCTACTGCATCTTGTTGAACCCCTTCAATGCTTTTAGACAGCCCTTTAGCCGCCTCTCGACTTGCATCAAGGCTACCACTAAGAGTCTTTACTCCTTCGGTTATTCCAAATGGATCGGGCATACTTCAATTTTTGCACCTATTTTTACTCGTAAAGAATGTTAACTGAACCAGCATCAAAAGTATCTGTGCCATTTACTGTAGTAAGACGAATTCGATCAAGGGTTGCAGAAAGAGTTTTAGAGCCGCAAACAGGCTGAACTGCAATTCCAGTAGCTAAAGAATTACCATTTTGGACCCAAGTATTTCCACTTAAATTTGTAAAAACCATTGTTCCGTATTGTAAATAAGCAGCGCCAGGATTTAAAGCCAATACAAAACCTGTAGTTAAACTTCCATACGCGTTTCCCGAAATATATCCTGTAGTTTCAATACCGCCAGAATTTCCAATTTGAATTTGTATAGAAGAACCACCATTGCTAGAAAGTCCATCAAACATAAAGGTAATTCGCTTTACCCAGCTAGGTATGCTAGTAAAGTCAATGTTTGTTCCACTTGTAGAGGCTACCGCAGTTCCTGAAGTTAAAATACCTACCCCAGATGGAGTTCCAGAAAATACTGGGCTTGAAATTGTAGGCCCCGTCCCTAAAACAACAGCCCCTGTACCAGTAGACGTAGTAACCCCTGTACCGCCATTAGCTACAGGTAAAGTACCTGTTACATTAGTTGTTAGGTTTGCAAAAGTAGTTGAAGTTGTTCCAGTACCGCCATTTGCAATTGGAAGTGTTCCAGTAACGCCTGTTGTTAAAGGCAACCCAGTACATGAAGTTAGCGTACCTGATGTTGGTGTGCCTAATATTGGTGTAACTAAGGTTGGGGAAGTAGCAAATACGTTTGCCCCTGTACCCGTTTCGTCTGTTAAAGCTGCGGCTAAGTTAGCTGAAGAGGGTGTGCCTAAAAATGTAGCAACACCAGTTCCTAAAGAAGTTATACCTGTACCACCAGAAGCGGGTAACAGAGCGTTAGTTAAAGAAACTACTTGAGCGGTACTAATAGCAATAGCGGTTGTGCCACTAGTCTGGATAGCCATTGCCCCAGTAGTATCTGTAATAACGTTTAGTGCCGTTGCTGCTGTGGTTCCAGCATTAAGTGTAGTTGCCATATTAGGTTCCCGATGTAGAAGCTAAAAGATAATAAACAGTGCCGCCAATATTAATAGCGACTTTGTTAGTTACCGTGTTTGTAGTAGATGCCGACACCGCTGTAGAAGCCAAAACAGTTCCAGAAACAGTTGGAAAAGTAATGGTCGGCGTACCCGCAATAGCTGGAGCAGCTAAGGTTAACGTACCGCTTGTATCACCAGAAATTGTAAATTGACCCATGATTTATCCTTAAGTCTTAATAATAAAGTTGATACCGAGGTAAGGCGGCAGATTAGCGTTTGTACCAGAAACACCCGCAGTAGCTACTGTAGTTGTAATGTTAGCGAAGCTAACGCCTGTTTGTTGAACTGCTTGATAGTTATTTGTACCAGATTGCAATCCAAAACCACCGCCAGATGCATCATAATATACTTCAGTATGGCTATGTCCTGAATCGGTTGATGTTGCTGTATGGGTGTGGCTTACTACTACCGCATCTGCGCTACCGCCTGTAGCCGCTAAAGTTGTGCCGTATGGCATACGGTTTGTATAGTTAGGCAGGTTAAATGTAGTAGAGCCATCACCAACACCAAAGGTCGTGCCAATCACCGCAAAAAGTGCGGAGTATGTAGTTCTACTCACCGCAGTACCAGTACACAACAAATAACCAGTCGGAGCAGTTGCAGTGCCCCACATATTAATAACACCAGTAGGCACACTATTAGCTAATGCAAAAGCCGTAGTTGCTATCTGGGTTGTATTAGTTCCTTGTGCTGCTGTCGGCGCCGTGGGGGTTCCAGTAAACGTAGGAGACACTGAAGAGATTGCACCAGAAAAAACCCCCGTTGTACCAGTTAAAGCGCCAGATAAAGCAGTTGTGCCAGCTACGACTAAGTTACCGTTAATGTTAAAGTTGCCAGCCGACCCAGTTTGGGAAGAGAAGAAGCTAGTGCCGTCACAATATGCTTGAGCAGTAGTACCGCTAGGGATAGTTACAGTAGAGCCTGTAGCCCCACCAATAGTAATAGCAAATCCGCCAGTAGTGTTGTTATATATGACATAAAGCTTTTCTACCAGTGGGCAGATAATTTGGCGAATAGCTGAATTAGTCCCAGTAACTACCAAAACTGCATTGCGAGCTTCATCTGATACGCCGTTAAAACTTGTTAGTGTGTAGTCGGCATTGCTCATTACAATGCTTTGAACGCCTGTAATAGCTTGTTCTAGAATTGTGCCGAGGTTATTATTGGTCGTAGTACCCCACGTACCAGATTGATCTCCGTTACCAATAAGTTCTATTTTTAAGGATGGTGAGTAGCTAGATGCCATATTATTCTTTCATTAACATTGCTTAGTATCAATCGGTGCCCAATTTGGGGTTTGGTCGTTTCCAATATTTGCCCAAGTTACGGTGTTGCTATTGTTTACTGCGTTCCAAGTAATGGACTGATCGTCATTAATTTTAATCCATCCAAGCACACAAGCCAAGTCCTGTAGTGTAAAGGTTTCAACGATGGATTGTAGGAAGTTGGACTGCTGGGTGCTAGAATCGGCAGAATTAAGGTTTTCTGTAATAGACTGTAGTAAGTTGGCAGTAACGGCAGCGGAGTCAGCAGATCCAAGGTTTTCTACAATAGATAAGAAAAATACCAAAATAATTGTAACTGCGTCCGCCATTGTTTGGGCTTCAGTCACGCTTGATACAAACTGAGCAGTTATAGCGTCAAACTCCAAAGACTCTATAGCCTCGGTAATGCTAACCGCAAACTGGGCTGTAATAACTCGTACATCATCTAAATTGCTGTTTTCCGTGATGTTTTGGATAAGCGCTGCTGTTACTGCATTAATGTCTAAAACGCTATCTATTGGCTCGGTGCGGGCTTGTAAAGCAGCAAAATACTGAACGCTAGAATCATCCATTACTACGTTTTCTGTTTGCACTGCAGCAAATTGAGCAGTTATAGACTGGGTATTATCTGAGGTTAACGGTTCTGTAATAGATTGTAGATAAGCGGCAGTTACTGCTGGGGTGTCTGCCATAGTAACAAATTCATTTATTAACCCGTAAAACTCGCCAGTAGTAACGTCAAACTCAAACATATTAACGTTTTCATTCAGGCTTGCTACAAAGGCTGCAGTTACTGCATTGGCATCAGCCATATTGATGTTTTCAGTAATGTCTACGACAAACGCATTCGTGCCTAATCCAGCAAAAGTACTTTGAGCGAATGAGCTTATTCCAAACATTATCCGACCAAAGCCTTTAATTCAGCTTGGGTTAAGCCCAATGCAGTTAGTTTAGCTAGTGCAGAAGCCTTTACATCTTTAGCGGCTTGTTCTTTTGCGGCTATAGTAGCTTGTGTTGATTCCCACAAAGCGTCTAATTCAGCTTGAGTAGGCTTTGGTGAAGAATCTAACCAAGTTAAACCTTCATAATCATCACCATTTAATGCCCATGATTTGCCAACATAATTTAAAGTAAGAATTAAAGTGTAACCAATCATCCTACTATCTCCATTAAAATTATTGATGATGCAGTTCTTGCAGAATATTCTTGTGTGTTGTCGGCATCATTAATACTTCTATTAAATGCAGTAGTTCCTGAACCTTCTGAATAAGAATCAAAAGAATATGTAGTAGACGAAGTAGAAGATGGCGAATCTACATAAGTAATGTTTACACCATCTGAATGGTTGCCATCTCCATTAAATCCAGAAACGTTTGATATAGTTCCTATTGGTCTTGACCCCGCTGAATCACCAATAAATATAGGGCTTCCACCTCTTGTTAGACGAATAGCTACACCGTTAATGTTGTGTACTTTACCAATTTGTATAATGACTAAAATTCTACTGCTAGTTGCTGACGGTGTAATGCTTGCAGAAAGGAATGAACTTGCACTTGTCCATGTTTGTGCTGAAGAATAAGTATAAGTAGTAGTGCTAACCGCTTGAACTACTTGTTTAACTGTTCCTGCTGGTAAAGTTGTAGTAGGAGTAGCCCATGATGGAATACCACCAGCTATAGTTAAAACTTGACCTGTAGAACCAATGCCCAATCTTGCCGCAGTTGTTGGAGATGATTCATAAATAATGTCCCCTGTTGTAGTCATGGGGTTTAAAGCATTAAATGCCGCCGCTGCTGTAGTTTGTCCTGTACCACCACCAGCAGGTTGCAATACCCCCGAAGAGTTAACGTCCGAGCTTAGTTCTGCTACGTTTTGTGCTTGTGTCATGTTACTTCTACCCAAGAGGTTGTTGGCTCATCCCATTTATAGGGGCCGCCTGTTGTTGGCATAGGTGTTGGTGCTTCCCATAACCAAGTAGATTGATTTAGTGTCCAGCTAGAATAAGGTTTTGGCGCATAAAACACATCGTTTGTTCTGTCATAAGTAAACCCAATGCCAGCATAGTTACCACGTAATGGTCTGTTTTCTGGGTGTTGATTTCCACGGGTATTGTAAGAAGTTTGAATCCAAGTACCAGGACTTGAATCTACGAATGTGTTAAAAAATTCAGGCTCAGCCACAATAACTTGTGTAACTTTCCCATCTACTACTTTTGCAAAATGACTCATGTTTTTCTCCGTTAAGCTGTATATGTACCACTAGATGTAAATGTATGATAAGTGTAGCCACCAGCAAAAGTAATAGTTCCGCCAGTGCCTTTTTGAGTGCCAGGATAGCGGACAATTACAACCCCTGAACCGCCGCTTCCACCAACGTTTGCTGAATTTTGGTATCCTATAAACCCACCACCGCCACCACCTGTGTTTGCAGTTCCAGAAGTTCCGCTTCCACCACCACTAGCAGCACCTGCACCGCCACCACCATTACCACCCGTGCCTGGTGTACATGATGTAAAAGCGCCACCTGCTCCCCCGCCACCAGCGTAAAAAGTTCCTAATGATTGCCAATTTAAACCAACACCCCCATTACCACCAACACCTCCAGAGCCATACGTACCCACTGCACCAGCACCGCCGCCGCCGCCACCTGGGTATGGATTAGCACTATCGTTTCCAGCGCCAGCATTTCCTTGCCCAGCGGTTCCTGCGCCGCCAGTAGCTCCTCGCCCGTCCCCAGCGCCACCGCCACCAGAGCCACCATCTTTTCCGTTTTGTGAGTTGTCTGTGTACCCACTTTGTCCACCACCCACTGCGGTTGATGACACGAACGAAGAATTACTACCATTAGTAAGGCCGCCAAGACCTTGACCAACACCAGAACCGCCACCGCCAACAACAACTGTGTAAGGCCCCCCTGATGTAAACGATGTCGATCCAGTTACAAAACCTCCAGCACCGCCGCCGCCTGAATTTGAACCGCCACCACCAGCAACTACTAAATATTCAACAGAATAAGTATAGGCATACTGCGTCCAAGCCCCGTTTTGATAGACCTCAAATTGATTAAGTGTTGTGTTGTATCTAATCATCCCATTTACGGGAGATCCAGGGCGTTCCGCAGTTGTTCCTGCTGGTAAATCAAAATAACCAGTAGAAGTATTGTTTTGATCTGAAACGGCTGCTGGAGTAACCGTAGGCACTGATGGGGTTTGATAGCTTAATGTAGTGCCGTTAGATGTAAGAACTTGTCCATTAGTACCTACTGTTGTTAAGCCTGTACCTCCGTTAGCGGTAGGCAGTGTACCTTCTACTATATTAGTTGCGTTTACTTTAGTTAGTGCCATGTTTTATCCATTAAGCCGTATAACTTCCTGATGCGTTGTAAGTCAAAATAGTGTTTGCTCCTGATGTAGTTACTGATGGGCTTCCAGTAGTTGTTCCAGAATACTTAGCAGTTGGTACAGACAAAATTACTACGCCTGAACCGCCGTTTCCTGCTGTTCCTGTATTTGCAGCAGCGTCTGTTCCACTTCCACCACCACCACCACCTGTATTAGTGCTTCCTGGATATCCGTTTCCACCATTCCATTCACCAGCACCGCCACCACCTGAACCACCGCCTCCACCATAAGCATAAACATAAAATGAACCGCCACCGCCACCGCCACCGTAGGTTACAGATGACCCAGTAATAGATGATGCTAATCCTGCACCACCACCACCACCATAACCGCCAACAACCCCTGCTCCGCCGCCGCCGCCGCCTATACGAACTGTTCCATCATCATAACCAGTAGCTCCAGCGTTTCCTTGTCCTGAGGTTCCAGCCCCTCCTGCTCCTGCTCCCCAACTAACACCTCCGCCACCAGATCCACCAGAAGTTGCTGCAGTAGTGCCACCGCCTCCGCCTCCTCCTAAAGAAGTAATTACTCCAAAAACAGAATCACTTCCGTTTGTGCCTCTAGGCCCTATTAAACCTCCAGTTGTACCAGCACCACCTGTACCGCCGCCACCAACTGTTACTGTGTAGACTGTACCTATATCTAATAGTGCAGTACTAGTTAAATAACCACCTGCACCGCCACCACCACCTGAACCGCCACCACCGCCACCACCGCCAGCTACAACTAGGTAAGTGGCTGAATATCCAGTTGTGGGCCATAACCCTAATTCGTTATATTTTGCTTGTTCATCAAGTCCCCACACCCCAGAAGCAACACTGCTTGTTGGGGTATTGTTAACTCCGATAACTCCGCCATTCCAACGTGGCATTAAGAAATTTCCTCATAAGAAGCGGTTATGGTTAAATCGTTTGCAACGCCTGCTGTAGCGCCAATAGATGTATTTTCTTCTAGATAAATTTGAGTATCTTTACCAATTACAATTATTGTTGAGTCTGCTGGCACTGCTACTGTAAATACAATTGGAAACGCTGTGCCACCTAGACTTGCAGCAGAATAGTATTGAACAGTTATATTTACCGCATTTGTACCGTCTACGTTTGCTACGTATAGCGAGTTAACTTTAAACACTTTTCCAGATGAGGCTGCGTTAGTAAGGATAGTTGTTGCACTTGTAGTGCTTAAAGCTACAGTAGTGGTTTTGCCAGTAATTGTAGTTGGATTTGCAAGGTTTGGTGCTGCCATATTTATCTCCCGAATACCATATTAAGGCCGACTGCCTGTTGTTTTGTAAAGCTAACTGTTGGAGTTTGAAAACTTAAAGTTGTTCCGTTGGAAGTAAGAACTTGTCCATTAGTGCCTACAGTAGTTAAACCTGTACCACCATTTGTAGTTGCCAAAGTACCTGCCAATACAACCCCGCCAGTAGTAGCAGATGCTGGGGTAAAACCTGTTGTACCCGCACTAAACGAAGATACTGTACTAACAGACTGAACACCAAGATAACGAACCGCAATATTGCCAGAAGCAGAGGGTGGAGCAGTACTAAATGTAAGGGTATTGCTTGAAACTGTATAAGTAGTAGGGTCTTGAACTACACCAGAAATAGCTACTAACAACGAAGCTGAGTTAGCTGGTACAGCGCTCATTGTAAATACGGTTTGTGACCCCGTACCGTTAAAAGTCTCAGCAGTAATAGTGCTATAGATGTTTAACGAACTAAATACTTCGGCTTGGATTAAATCGCCAGTAACAGCACCACTAGCTAAAGTAAATGATGTGCCATTAGTTGCAGTAAAGTCGGCTTGACCTAACTTAATACCATTGCGGTAAACATCAATTAAACCAACTGTATAGACAACGCTAAATACAGTTTGACCAGAAGTAGCTGTAAAGTCTGTTCTAGTAATCGTACCTGCGCCAGTAGAAGGAGTAGCCCATGAAGGAATACCACTAGCTACAGTTAAAACCTGTCCAGTAGAACCAATACCTAATCTTGCGGCAGTACTAGCAGAGGCTTCATAAATAATGTCCCCTGTAGTAGTCAATGGACTTAAAGCATTAAATGCCGCTGCTGCTGTAGTTTGTCCTGTACCGCCGTTAGCAATTGGAACAGTTCCAGAAATACCCGATGCAGGAACAGAACCCCATGAAGGGGCACCGCTAGTGGTAGCAACAAGAACTTGACCTGTAGTACCCGCAGTTGTAATACCTACCGCAGAAGTGCCACTACCGTACACAACTCCGTTTGAAGTTAAGGTTGTATTTCCAGTACCACCAGCAGCAACAGGCAAAGTACCTGCAGTTAAAGTAGATGCGCCAGTTGAGAAAAGAGCATTATTAGTTGCTGTAAATGTAGTTAACCCCGTACCGCCATAAAGGGGCTGGATTGTGCCACCATTCCAAGTTGCATTAGAAATTGTTGCAGTACCAAAGTCTGCGGAGCTTGTATTAAAGTTATATGAGCCAGGTAGGAAAGAATAAATACCCCAAGTACCCGCAACCGTTGCAATACTTGTAGCGCCTAGTTGAGAAGCACCGCCTGAAGGAATAACTTCAATAGTTGCAGATGTATAGTCTTTTACTGTTAAAGCGCCAGAAGAATTATTAACAAAAACAAAACTTTGTCCAACTTGCAATGTTGTAGCGTCAGGAAGCTGAATGGTTTGGGTGGTAGAACCAATTAAGACCTGCGTTCTTGCAGAGGCTACTGTTAAAACTGTTGTACCCGCAGCGGCTGTTACCGCAGTAAAACCTGATGTAAAGTTGCTAAAGGTTACGTTTTGGTTAGCATCTCTTAATACTACAGAGTTAGCACCACTAGAAGCGGTAACGCCCGTGCCACCATAAGCAACACCTATTGTAGTGCCTTGCCAAGTACCAGAAGTGATAGTTCCTAAAGGACTAACGTTTCCAGAAGCATTAAGATTGACAGATTGTTCAGACGGGTAAGTAACGAATACGGTAACCGTGCCACTAAATGTAACCGCAGAACCCAAATTGCTAGACGATAGGATTGTTGTACGAACTAGAGTTGGTCCAGTTGTTGAGTACGTGCCAACACCCACTTCCCAGCTTCCAAATACGTCTGTAGCTGCATAGAAAGTAGTGTTACCGTTTCCGATAACAGCAAAGGACTGGAAACCTACAACAGTGCCAGTAAGCGTAAAACTTACAGTTGTGTTTGCAGTACCAGTCTGTTGGACACGGTCATTAACTACGAGAGCCATCTAGGACTCCTTAGCTTGTAGCGGTTGTTGAGTATGTAACGCTTACTGTATCGCCAGCTGTCGTAGTCTTAGCCGTTGCAAATGCTCCAGCGCTATATAAAGTTCCGCCTGTGTTGCTTATGGTTGAACTTGCACCAGACCCTGTAACTAAGAAACAACCTGTCACGTTACCACCAGCACCAGTAATAGTATAGGTAATAGCTGTAGCAGCAGAAGTTGTTACGTTAGATGGTGTAGTACCACTTGAAGTAGCAGAAGCAAACACAGCAGTGCCACGAACAGCGGAACCACCAACTGTGTAGTTAGCAAACTCAGTCCAACCAGCGTGTGAAGTCATAGTATCGGATGCTACAAATACTGGACTAGTAGTACCAATCAAACCTAAGAACGGACCAACAACAGTATAAGCAGAGCCTTTTAACAGGGTATCTAGCATCAACTGTTTACCAACCGCATTAACTAGGTTAGGGAACTCTTCATTCCACTTTAAATTGCCAGCAGCATCACGGCACTCTACATGGTAGTAGCCTTCAATACCAACAGTTTCTGTACCTGCTACGTTAGCTTGTAAGCTAATTTCTGCTTTATCGCCGCAGCTCGCTAATTCTTTTTGCATAAAAACTCCTTAATTTGTAAATCGAATAATAGCGTCAGACGAATTATTCGCAGGGAAAGTTATAGTAAACGTATTTGAAGCCGTTTTATTCGACCCAAAATTTAATACCGCAACAGCTGCTCCAGTAGTGCTATTGTAAATTAAAGCCCCTGCTGTAGTAAAGGAAGCTGGATCCCAAGTTACATTTGCAAAAGATACATAAGCTACATTATTGCTAGTAGTTGGGGGTATAACAGTTAAGACTTTGCCCGTGGCTGTATAGCCAGTACCTGTAATTTCGCCATCACTAGTGTATGCCAAAGTATCAGGACTTATATTGGCTGCAGCTGTATATAAAGCAATCTTATATGTGTAAGGGGTGCCAACAGCAAAGTTCTCTAAAGCACTTAAACAGTTCTTTTGAAAAATTGTGCATTGCCCTTGCGCAATCATGGATTAACCTTAATTTTAGCCTGACCATCACGATAAGCGTCACCACGCTCAAGACCTGTTCCAAGACGGTTAAGCTGCATAAGAGCGTCGGTATACTTGTCTTCGTAGTATTTAATAAGGTCTTGCTCGCCCTTCATAAAGAGCATTGCTTCCCGCATTGCACCATAAAGTAAGACTGGGTCGTAGTTATCACCTAGCCAGCTTGTGCCTGCGGTGTTATTAACAGCGCTTACGGGTATAGAAAAACTAGAACCAGAACCGCCAATGTAAGTGTTAGAACATGATAATACATCCCCAACAACGTAGAAATTACCGTTGTTTTTAATGGTTACGGAAGTTACCGTTTGTCCAGAAACTGTTATGTTTGCAGTAGCTCCAGAACCAGAACCCCCTGTTAAAGGCACATTGCTGTAGTTTCCGTTGGTATACAAAGAACCACCAGTAGGAACACCAACACCAGAAATAGCCCCTTGAACAATAGATACTGGGTAATAGAAATAATGTAACTCTACAGAATACCCAGTATTAGGGGTTGGTCCTACAATAAAAGACAACTCATTGGCGTTGGTATATTGTGAACCAAATAGTGCGTAATATTTAGGCAATCCAGTATCCGCTGGGGTTGGGTATGCCTCACGGATATAGTTCACATCTTTATTAAGCAAATAAGTATAAGTCTCTGTTGCTGTGCCGTAATTCTCAATAACCGCCATAGAAAACGTAGATAAATAGTCGTCGGGGCACGACAAATACTTACTGCTAGCCGTAAGCGTACCCGTCACGTTTTTACGTAACGATGGAATCTGGACTGAGTTGTATATACGTTCTTCGGCTTCTTGAACAAAAGTCGGTATGTTAGATACAAACAACGACTCTGTATTTTCAGAGTAGTCCTGAATCGCTTGGTAGAGTTGAACGTAATTCATTCGGGTTTACCCTATTAGGCCATTGGCCCACGAGACGTATAGCCTTTAGTAGCAGCACCATGACCACGTTGTTTCATCTCACCGTTTTTATTAATTGGTGATTTGTTGTTCTTGGTATATCCACCTACAGACATATTTATTTGGTCTACACCATTGCCTGGCTTAACAACAGAGTCTTTAGCTGTAGTCATAGTCTTGCCGTCCATAGTGTGTGGCTTAGCATAGACGCTGGCTGGGCCAACTTCTTTACCGTTCTTTTTCATAGAAAATTTAGCCATGATTAACTACCTCTTTGGTTGTTTGCACGAGCCATATTGCGTCCAACTTTCTTCATTTCTAAAGAAGTTACGCCAGCAGACTTATTGCCGCCCTTTTGAGCAGCTACTTTTGGACCTGAATTACCAAGGTTTTTACCCTCAGTTTTACCTTTTTTTGTAACTCCATCTGCGCCTGATTTGTACATATATTGCTCCTAAGTTGTTGTTACTGTAACTGTACCTACTTGTCCCACCGCAATCAAGTAGTTTGGTGTTAAAACGCTATCAAAACTACTAGCACCGCCAACGGGGTTCCAACCCCATTGAAACACCCTACTACCTAACTCTGCGTAACCAAAACCATCTGGGCCTTCTCCTGAAAGATTAATCTGTAAACCACTTTGCCCAGACACTAAATAACTTACATCTGGTCTTGGGTCACGCACTGCCTGTGGATCGTTTACAGGGTACATACCCAACTGCAGCTGTGGCTGATCTGGTTCCCAGCACTCTTTACATACTTTAATACTGACCTGCTTCGTCTTAATAGTCAGCTTCCTAAGCTCTTTTAACTTATACCTTTGACCACAACGATCACACTCCGCAATCGCATATTTACCAGAAGCAAACTGACTAGTCATTATGAATAAAACAAGTTACGAGGCACAAAACGAATAGCGGCTTTCTCCCTATCTTCCTCCGCTGCTAGTTGAAACTGTTGTTCATATTCTGCTTTAAGCATTGGCATACGTCCAGGATCTACACCAGGAAGTTTTACACTAAGGTGATACGCTAAACCAGCAACCATGCACGGTATAAAACGGAAAGGAATGTCTTGTGTACGTACACCTGTACCGCTATCTTGGATACGGCGCATACGGTAATACACTAAAGTGTACTGGCTTCCAGGTGGGTTTGGGGTAGGCCAAACGTTAATAGAAGGTAGGTTGTTATTAAATACGCTAGCAGCTGTTGAGTGCGCCGCTGCTGTAGTGCCATTTTGCCCACGCCATGCGTTAAGTATCTGATTACCAACAATATTCTGATACGCAATTGTCTCGTTATCAATGTTAATAAAACCTTGAGTAGGTAGATTAGCCGCATTTGCCAAAGTAATCGTGCTATCTGTAGAGCTAATACCACCATTTAATGTAGTCTGCGCTATGCTTGGTACTTCACCACTTTGACGGTTAATCCACATCTGTACAGGACGTCCATTAGCGTTTTTATTGGGGATTGCCATATACACAGGCTCACTAATACGACTTAAATTAATATCAGTTTGATTAGACTGGCTACCGTTATTAGTACGAGTACTTGCATCTAAAATGTCAATTGTATTTACGGGCAGTGCATACAAAGCCTGATTGGTATTCATCACAATCTGACCTTGCTCGACTGTCCATAGGTTAATACCTCGATTTGCCCACTCAATAGTCAGTAAATTTAAACTACGACGCGCAGTGCGAAAGTCATAACCAGAACGAACTTCTAATCCACAACGCTCAAAAGCCTCTTCAATGAGGTCATTTATGTCTAGATTAAAAGCAGTAGTCCCTGTGGTGCTCATATTTTCCTAAATGGTTTTACTTTTGCTTTTACTTTTGCTGGCTGAGGCACGAACTGTTTTCCCGCTGCTTTCCCCGCTCGTTTTGCTTTTGTTGTTGCTGCGTACTCCTGTGGGCTTAGCGACTCGATTGCTTTTTTTGGCAGGTATCGCTCGCCCGTTTCGGACGACTTCTTCCCTGACTTCGTTGTCCACTTCTGGTCGCCCCACGCTTTGAGGCTCCGTTGGGATTTTGCTAACGCCATTGAGTAATCTCCAAAACCATTTAATCACGATAGCCGCCACCAGCAGCTTTATAACGTTTAGCCATTACTTGTGCTTTACGGGCTGACCATTGACCTGCACCAGTGCCTACAATTGCAGCGGCTTTAACACTGTTAAAAATTCGTTTACGTAAACCAGGCTTGGTATAGTTACCTGCTTCATTTACTTTTGACTTAGTTGCGCCGCCTTCAGCGTACATATCCACATCTTCTGGATTGTCTTTGCGCTTGATAGTTTTCTTTCCAGGCATTTTAGAAGGGTTTATATTGCCCATACCACGACTTGGTCTCATGCTCTTGTCTTTCCTCTGATAGCAATACCATCTGCACGTTTAGAAGCACTGGATACTGCTCCGCCCTTTTTCATATTTTTAGTAATGTCACGGTTTATCTTTGGCACACCGCCACCGCCACCAGCACCAGCACCAGATGTTGGACCTGTTCTTGGTCCTGTATCTGAATAAGCCTTGCCAGTATATTTAGGCTCAGCTCTAGTTGCTTCAGCCATTTTGCTTATTTCAGCTTTAGCCCTATCAGATTTAGCTTTTTCAAGATCCTGTCTAAACCTTTCAGTTTTTTCAGGGTTAGCATCTTTATCATTAGCCGTAGAACGAGCTTTAGCAGAAGGCTCTTTTCCTTCGCCACCAATCTTTTTAGAAGGGTCTACAGGCTCAATTAGCATTCTTTAACAAGCTCCACCAGATCTCATAGAAACCATTGTGCCTTTAGTTTTACCCTTAGTAGCACAACCGTCTGCACGAGCGGATGCAGATCCACCACCAGCCATTTTGTGCATTGATTTCTCGTGCGCTTTAACAGCAGCACCAGCAACCTTTTTCATCATTGGCATATCTTTTTTAATATCTTCGTGTTTCATAATTCCACCTTTTTTAGCGTAGCCCATCTTGTTACGAACTTCTGTAGGTAACTTGCCTAGGCCTGGATTTTCTTCGGAGTCAACGGGTTTAAGTGCCATGTTAGCAAGCCTTTCCGCCCATAGTCATTTTCTTCATAGTCTTTTTAGCCGTGCCGCCTTTTTTCATAGGCATAGCAGCTTTAGCTGGCTTTTTACCAGCAGCTTCTTTTTTCTTTGCAATCATTTCCATAAATGGATTTGTCTTTTTCATGGTTCCACCTTCTTTAAAAGTTTTGCCTTTATCGGCAGTTAAAAATTCCTTCCCTACTGAGGAAGACACACCTGCTTTTTTGGCAAACTTAGGATTACTAGCCACAGCTGCCATGAAATTGTGTTGCTTTTTAGACGTGCTTGGCATTATTTACTTACGAATAAGCTCATCAATTTTGTTTTCAAGTTTGTTAAACCTTGCGTCCATATGTTCAACAATGCGGTCCACTTCTGCTTTAGTAACGTTATCACGGGCAACCTCTTCTCTTGTTTTGTTTAACAAAATATCGACGCGCTTTAAATCGTTAAACTTTTCGTGCATCATATATCCAATGAGGGCTACAAATATAGTTAGCCCGCCAGTCCAAAGTTCCATCATATTTAACATTTCCACCTCGCAAGAGAGGCAGCCTTTCTGGTTGGTCTGCCTTTTTCATCTTTCATTGGGCCTGGCATACCAGACATACGTGCGCAAAATGACTTTTTACGAGCGCCACCTTCGGGCTGTGGAGCTTTTAGATTCGAGCCAGTAGCCGCATTATACTTAGCACGACCTTTGGCGGTAAGCCCAGCACCCTTAGATACAGGCAACTTTTCACCACGACCAACCGCAAGAGAGGGACCTTTTTTCTTAGCCATAGTAAACAGTTAAGTGCGTATTAGCTGGCATTGAAACATAAACGCCATTATCAAACCGAATACCTTCTCCTGGAATTGCTAAGGAGTCAAGAGCTTGGTTTGTTGAGACGTTTAGTATTAAACGAATTGTGCCACTAGCTGCGCTTGCATTATCATAAAAATTTACTTCGCCAGCCGTACCGCCAGGAGATATAGAAAACCCTTTTACACGGACTGGACCAGCAGAAATAACGCCACTTGCATCTAGGTGCGCGGCTTTTACGTCAGTTTGCATCATAATTAATCTCCTAAGATGTTGAGTAGACTAGGGTTTTCCTTAGTCCGCCAGATTAATTATTAAATGTTGTTTGGAACTGACCGCCATCAGAGTTACGTACAGCATAGGTAACAATGATTGTTGCTGCACCAGTAGTCAACGATGTACCAGCCAATGTATAAGCAATAAATACATCAGTAGTGCCAACGTTTACCCAGCCGCCAGGAGTAGTTGCATTAGCCCCCAAAGCCACGGAGCCAACACTGGTAACAGTGCCAGTTGTAGTAAAAGCCGTGCCACCAATATTCAGTACGCAAGTAGTAGCAGCGCTAAATACGGTTGTAGTAACAACTTTAATGTCAACGATCTGTGAGCCAGCTGGAACGGCAATTAAGTTGCCTGTCAGAGTACCAAATACCACAGGGGCGGACTGGGAAACAACCGTGCAGCCCGTGTTACGGACGGTAGCGGCAGTAGTACCAGTAGTGTTTTTAGTTGTGCCTAATAGCCAAGGGCCTAGGTGAGTAGCGAATCCCATAATATTCTCCTATATACAAGTTAAACCTATTAATCGGTATATCGTCTGCTGGGGCAGTTTAATAGGCTGGTATCACCCAGATGCCTTGAGTTTACTACTTTTTTAAGTTTGTGCAAGGGGTTTTAAAAATAAAAAACCCCGCTTTTTGGGCGGGGTCTAGTACGACTTTGGTACTGATTAAGCACCTGGTGAAGCGAACATTCCAAGCGGATCCGAGAATCCAAAAGAATAACGCTCACGAGACTTGTAGCGTACGTTGCCTGTATCAAAGTCACCATCCATGGAATTAGATAGTGGTGTACGGACAAAGTGCTTCATGCCGTTTGGTACATCAGTGCATAAGAACCAAGCATTGGTGTCGGTCAAGTAGTTATTAACTGTATAACCTTCTGGGATCGAACCATTGTTTTTCAATGCGTTGATGTCGTTGTCAGTTGTACCAACACGCAATTCAGTCTCTAACAAACGAGTTGCAACGAACTGTAGTGCAGGTGGAACAATTAACTTCTTAGGCTTAGCAGCGATAAGCAAACTACGCTCGTCTGTCCAAGCAGCGATCTGAATAACTGCGGCTTCCAAAGAAGTCTCATTCAAGTCAGCTGGGGTTGTAGGACGATTGCTGTTTGTGCCACCAGATACTAATGGGTGCGCTGTAGAAAACAGAGCAACACCGTCACCACCTGGGAAGGCTGCATTAAAGCCGTTGTTTAATACAGAAGCAGCACGAACTTGCTTGGTATACGCCATGGAACGAGCTAACGCCTTGGTATAACGAGCTGATAGGCTGTCATACAAGTTGTCCTCAATAGCTTCTTCTGTTAAAGAAAAGCCTTGAGCAATCGTTACGTGTGTATAGCGAGCAGTAAATGCCTCTTGTGCATTGTCATACTGGATTGGTGCGCCTTCGTTTTTAACGGCAGCGGCACTAAAGCCTGACAACTTAGTTTCTTCTTCAAACGAACGCTCAGAGGTCTCTGTTTCGTAGATCTCTGCGTGTTGTTCACCATATTGAGCGTACTCAAGTCCAAACAATGCGTTTAGTCCTGGGAGCAACTCTTTCAGTAGTTGTGCGCGTGAAATAGCCATTTATAGCTCCTTAAGCAGCGTAATTCAACGCGGAAGTCACGTTGTATTGGTGGTTGTTAAACTTTACTAATACTTCAGTAAAGGCCGTTGCGTTAGTGGCTGTATCAGGAATTACTGCAATAACACGTACTGGAAGAGCTGCTGCGTTACCTTGTGCATCTGTTACAACAACAGAAACACCAGAGTTACCAGTTGTATTAGAGCCTGTGCCCTGAACGATTGCCATGTTTGTGCCAACAACGCTCTGGTTTACAGTCGACATAGCACTGTTTGACAAAGTTACTGCGACACGGAAGGCTGCCAAAGGATCATCAACTACATAAGCAACAGCGCTAGTAGCAGCGGCATTACCTGGATAGTATTGAGCCTGGACGGTTTGACCAGATGAATTTACATACTGAACACCCATAAACACACCAACGGTGTTATTTGCGGCTGCTGTAGTAGCGTCACTAGTTACGGTTGATTTTTGAATCGTGCCACCTGCAGCTATACGGACGATGTCACCGTCATAAATAGGCGTGTTATATGTGGAAGCAATTGGAACTTGACGAATTGCACCAGCATATGGCAAGCCATCTACACGGTTTAAAGCCTGTAAGCCATAGGGAGCGTCAACGGTTGGATAAGCCATTTAAATCTCCTAATAAATTAAAATTAACTACCTTTACCAAAGGTCGTTGTAGACTTTCTCTCGTTAAAGATAGGCATACGCGGATCACTTTGGCGCATTAAAGTATTGTCTACCGCCACCATTTGAGCATCTGCTTGGTCAGAGTAATGTTTATTACGCTGGCTAACAAATTCATCTGGAGTCTTGCATAACAATAACCCGCCTATCTCAATGTTGTCTTTATAACGACTTTGAGGGTCGACTAGCAGTTGAAACTTTGGTTGTTCCTCAACACGAACTGGTTCCCAACCTTCTCTCAGTTTTGCTGAAAGATTGCGGGGATCCGCACTATTTAGTGTCGAAACACGAATCCATCTATAAGCGAAACCTGGTTCCTTATCGGGTTCAGGTAACGTCTCTGGCTGTTGCCACTGCGTAGGACGAACAGTCATTTCACGGGTATCTAATTCGCGAGCAAGTTTATTTGTAGCCATTTCTTAAGCCTCCAGTTTTTGCATTTCACGAGCATACTGCTCAGGTGTCAAACCAAGTTTTTTGGCTAACGCCACCTGGCTTGCTTTCAGCACAATTCTTTTCGACGCTGTGCTTCGCGTTGCTGGTGCAACAACTGATGATGCTCTAGCTTCGTTGCGCGAGCTGGGCTTGTCGCCCCCAGACTGCGTTTCTACTTCTACTTCGCCCGAGAAGTTCTCGGGAAACCGTTTGCGCATTGTTTTATCAATGTGTTTAAAATACTCTTCGGAACCAATATAACTCTTTCCAAATTCTTTTTCAAGCTTTGCATGTGTACCCAAAGCCAAAGCGGTCATTTCTTCGTCTGGTCCGTACCAAGTATTTTTGTCAAGCCACTTGGAAGTTAACGGATCAATCTTAGGTGCCGCTTGAGTTTGAGTCGTTTGTGGTATTTGTACATCAAAATCTTCTTCTTGTAAAGTAGGTCTAAAGTTTTTAGCTTTATCCTGCTTTAAGCTAGCTTCAGTTAGCTTGGCTTGTGCTTCTACCATTCTATCGGTATCGCCAGAGTCAACCGCATCACGATAAGTCCGTTTTGCTATTTCTAACTCAAAATCGGCAGCGTTTTGGGCGGTGGTAATGTATTCTTTTTCACCCGCAGAGTACCGTTCTTTAAGCTTTTTATTGTCTTCAGCGATCTTTTTAGCAAAGTTAACTGCTTCTTCTTGCTCACGCTGGGCGCGTTCTTTTTCACGTCTTTCGTCGTGCCAAGCCTTTTTCATTTGCTCAAGACGCATTTTTACCTTATTGGAATAGTCCATAAGGTTGTCGTTCTCAAGCTCTTCTTTTACCTCAACAGGTAAAGGCTTAGTCTTTTGGTCATCTTTAGGGGTGTCGTCTTGGATTTCTAATTCAAATCCGCCATCCTCCTGTGCTCCTACGGGTTTACCCTTAGTTTCCTCTTCAATTTCATCGGGAAATTTAAATTCGTCTTGGTCTAATGTAGCCATGGTGGTTCTCCTTAAATGAACTTACGTTTAATGCCACGTGGATCGTCAACTACCGCTTCCACAGAGTCATCATTAATAATTCGGAACTCTCGGTCATGAATAACCAAGCGAGTACCAGCATTTGGGCGTACTAAAATAAAGTCGCCTTGTTTACACCAAGGTCCGTTAGGAAACCTGGTTTTATCCTGGTAACAATCAGCTCCTAATTCCACTACGAATAGCACCGTAGTCAGAAGTTCATCATGTCGACGGGTCTCGTCAGACTTGAGAATGCCACTTTCAAAAGCTTCTTCGGTTTCAGGTATTGCGCAAAGAATCCTATAGCCTTGCGGTTTAGGTAGTTGTTTTGCTTTTTCTTCCCCTGACTTATCCATAATTTTGGATAGGTCTACTGCTTGGGCTAAATCAATGACATTAGTCATCAGAGTTCTCCAGGTTTTTTGCAAGGTCTGTTAAATATAACTCGGCAGTGAGCAGTCCTCGAACCTCACCACAAAGTGCGCGATACTCCGCGTAATCCTTAGCTGCGCCGCTGGAAACTGCTTCAGCTATTTGGTTGCGCTTATCTCTGTATTGCATAAGCAATACTTCAAGCGTTCTATCCATTACTCACCTTTCTTTTGCGAACCTTTCGATTCGTTTAATTGCATTTTTTTATAAGCAATATCTGAGCCAATTTTTACACCTTCTAGCTCCATCTTAGCTTCTAGTTCGGCTTTATCTTTGGCTGCCTTAGCCCCGACTTGCATACCCGCAATCTCTTTTTGGGATGCAATACGAGATTCTTCGATCTTAAGCTGATCCACCTTAGCCGCCATGTCCATTACCATTTTTTGTTTCTTAAGTTCTAAGTCTTCTCTCTTAATCTGTAACTCTTCTTGTTGCATTTGGACTAATGGGTCCTGTTGCGCCTGAGCGTTTTGTTGAGCTTGAGCCTCTTGTTGGTTCTGCTGCAACATTTGTTGCGCTGCTTGAGCAGCGAGTTGCGAGATGCGTACTTCCATACCTTCTGGAATACCATGCTCGGTTTCTTCTCCAGGTGCAGGAAGCTCTACACCCATCATTCTTTCCATCTCTTTGCGATATCCAAACGCAATATGCTCGTTAATATGGGCCATCATTGCACCTTGAATCTGTGGAGCCATAGGGTTCATTCCAACTAACTGTTGAATCTTTGGATCTTGCATAGCTGACATATGTACTTGAATATGGGCTTGATGGTCTTGATACAAGAAAGCCTTAACGGGTTTCATCATAAGAATGTTCTGATTCTCAGTAACAGGGTCTTCTGGCTTCTTGTCGTCCTGAGTTGGAACAAGCTTAGCGTAGTTTTTAATCCCCAATACGTCTAACATCTGGCGATGTAGTAGTGGCAAGTCATACAGCTGCGGAGCAGTCTGGGCTAGTTGTAAAGCAGCTTGATACTGCACTACTTTTTGCGACATAGTTGCCGCATTGGGGTCTGATACAGGAATAACGTTTACTTGGTCATAGTCAGACTTCTTAGCACGGGGGCTACCCTCAATTGGCTCGTAATCGTATTCTTCTGGAGTGTAATCCGCAATAATCTTCTTAAGTAAGCGGAACTCTTCTTTCATCGCATAGTGAATACGTGCTTGTACAGCACTCATCACTTTTAATGTACGCTCAAGGATTGCTAACGTTGTACCAACTGGTGAGTTAGCTGACATATCTGATACTTTCATATCAGCAGCAGCTGCAAAGCGGCGACCTTCATCAATGATTTGATTCATCAACGCAAATAAAGTCTGACTTGGCTCTTTATATGGAAGAGGCAGGATGTTATCCCGCATTGTTCCACTTGGAACGTCTACATCACGGAATTCACCAGGACTTATTGGCGTGTTGTCACCATTGATTCGCAAGCCACGGGTCTTAAAGCCACCTGGCAAGTTTGCAAGTGTTCCTGCATCAACCAATTGGCGGAGGATTGAAGTTCCTGACTTAGCAAATGCGCCGATGAGGTGAATAAGACCAAAGCAATAGAAGCCGAAGCCAGGAATATACCCATAGTGAACAAAGTGATTACGTTTTGCATGAGTTTTGTCATCAGGTTGCCAATTTCTACGAATCGAGAGGACATTTTGCGTTCCTTTTTCAATAGTTACCACGTATGGTAGAGCTACGCCTGTAGGATTACCCTTCTTATCCTTATGCTCATAGCCAGGCAAGTCTAAATCAACGTGCATTTCAAGAAGTTTGAAGCGATCATCCGATGTTGCACGGAATCCCATTTTTTCAGCGATCTTTTTCTCTACTTCGTCAAGAGAGTTAACTGGTTCGCCAAGCTCTATATCGCGATAGAACCCTGCAACTTGTAATTTAAGAACTTCGTTCTTAGTTTTGCGCATAACATGGGTTACACGCTCGGCAGTTTGAAGATTACTTGCGCCGTATGGCACAACAATGTCTTCCGCAGGTACAAATACAGAGGCTTGACGCTCTAAACCTGGGTCGTAATAGACTTTTTTGAACGCATTACCAGAAAGACCCAAGCCCCAGAGCATTCTTTCGTGCTCAGGACGGTATTCTTTCATCACATCAGTGAGTTGGTAGTTCATATCTGCCTGTACACGCATGGCAGCGTCTTTTTTCTCTGTTGTTTCTTTACCAATAATTTCTGTTTTGACTGGACCTGCTGCTGGAAAAGTCTCCATCATGGTCTCAGACTGAAATTTAACCAGTGCTTCGGAGAGAAGTGGGTGGTACACACCGCATGCGCCTTCCCATGGTTCACTTCTTTCTTCAAGCTTCATGCCAAGCAGCTCTAAGCCGTCGACGTATGTCTGCATCCAGTCTTTGCGGGAACCAACGTCATCTTCAAAGTCAGAAGAAAGTTCGGAAGCTAAAGACTGAAGCACACCATCGTGCATGTGCTCTGCTAAATTCTCTCCAAAATCCTCGTCATTCTCTGAGTTAGGTTTTATTTCAATAGTTAATGGACCAACAGTAATATCAACCTCTTCAGGATCTTCAATCTCAATCTCCAGAGGTTCTTCCTCCATGGCTAGCTGTTCCATACCTAAAGGAGCTGCGTATAGTCCTTTTTCCATTGCCATAATTTAGTCCTTAATAATAGGGCTGACGTCGTCTGAACCCCATAGGTTCATCTTCTTCGTCGCTATCTAATCTAATAAACCCACCACGCCGAAATCTTAATAAGGCTTGGCTTGTCGAATCGACCAAGTCATCGTGTTCGCCTGATGGAAAACTTGCAACTTCTTCTACTAGCTCATCGGCCCAACGAGTCCCTGGTACCCATACTCTACCAGATGCAAATATATCTGCAACTGCATTTAACCGAGAAATTTTATCATTGCCTTTTGACGGAGTATACTCCTGCACGGGTAGCCCCATAGCCCTTAATTCAAATACAAGCGGCGCACCTGACGCTTTTGCCTCCACTATTAAGCTATCGGGGTTCCATTCTTTGTATTCTTGTACCGCTTTTTGCTTTAATTCTGGAAACTCCATCCGTTTTTTAAATGAATTTAAGAGAATAATATTAGCTTGAGGGCGTCCTGTATCGTCTTCTTTATAGAAAACACCCCATGTTGTACACGCAGAATAGTCTGAGCGCTCAGTTTTAAGGAACGCCGTATCCCAAGACTGGATCACAAATTCACACTCGGGTGGATCATCTTTTTCCCATATCTTCCACCACTCTCTTTTAATGATTGCAGAGACTTCTGAGGTCGGCTGCTGCATATATTGAGCTTGCCACTTACTAACTGGGAGTTCTTCCCGTAGAGCAAATAGCTCTTTCTGGCTCCAAAACTCAGGCCAAAGTGGGCTGTCATCGTCAAAAAGGGCTGGAAACTCAATTACTCTCCATCCTTCTCCATCTCTTAGAGCATCTGCTTTTAGTACCTGACCCGTTAAGTCCTTCTTAGACCAGCGAGTCATAACAATAATAATTGCCCCGCCTGGCTGTAGACGCTGACGTGGACCAGATGTATACCACTCGTACGTTTTATCGTACACATCTGAATTATTCTCGGCTAGGGTCGCCTCTTGTTCCGAGTGAGGGTCGTCAATAATGAGGACGTCCGCTCCCTTACCTGTAACAGCTCCTCCAACACCAATCGCAAAATAGTCTCCGCCTTGGTTAGTTGCCCACCTTCCAGCTGCCTTTGAATCAGACTGCAGTCCAACACCTGGGAATATCGACTTATACACATCTGAATCGACAAGGTTTCTGACTTTTCGTCCAAATCCAACAGCAAGCTCCGCAGTATGGGCTGTTTCAATAATCTTTTTCTGTGGGAACTTACCCAGAAACCAAGCAGGAAGCAAGTAAGACGCAAATTCGCTTTTTGTGTGACGAGGAGGCATGTTAATAATAAGCCGTTTACACGTCCCGTTAGCCACCGCTTCAAATGCCGCTGCCATATCTGCATGATGTTTTCCTGCTATGAATGAAGGCCAAACCTTTTTAACAAACTCCATAAACTTAACTTGGGCCATCTCTTTGCCCTTTAGCTTTCCTAGAATATCTAGGTCTTCTAATAGTTTTATCTGTTCTCCCTCAGGAAGGAGATGAAGAATCTTAGGGATATCTTCTAAGCTAACGTTCTCTATGACTTCCTTAGCTAGCATTATCTTTGCTTACCTCTACTGGCGTACCCATATCTACTATACCTAGCGCGCTATCCAGATTATTCATATCGTCATTCTCAGGGGTAACATCCCTAGCATTTAGTAAGCGCTTAATCCGCTCCTTGATTGCCGTTTCTAAATCAGATGAATCTTTATAGTTGATGGTAACTTCGGATCGCTCTGTAAATAGTGCGATGTCACTATGCTTGCCTAGTAACTCAATAGCCTTTAACTCGTACCTAGCGTCTCCGCAATTGGCTAGTTCCAATAGCTTATTAGTAAGAGCTGATCTGACGTCGGTCATCTCGGCGGCTATACGTGAGCTATATACACGCAAAAACTCCCTTGCCGCAAATGCCACTGGTGGTGAAGAGAGTGCTCCCTTGTCTTGGTTTTTGACTGCACTTTCCAAGAGACTTGCCGTTTTAATAGCGTCTTCCTTGTCCATCTCGGGGGGAGGACCTAGGTGTTCTAGTAAGTCTTGGGTGTTTGCTACCACTGCCAACTCTTCAGCAAAAGACGAAGTTTGGGTGTCCGTCATGTCATACGGAGGTGGGATGTCCTTGGTAGGCTCAATATTAATTGTCATTGCAGGGCGTGATGCAAAAGTAGTTGCGCTCCAGTTTTGCAAACTATATCACAACAAGTACAAAGCGCAAGGGGTGGGGTACTCACGGCCCTAGATATGTGAAGCTAAATTCGCTTTCCCCCGAGTCCACGTGAAGGACTAAAAAAGTATACTTTACTTAGGCTTGTTTGTATTAAACAAATCTTTAACCGTTGTAAATACAGCCTTTGTCCAAAAATCATACGCAGCTTGCGTACGGTCTAGGACTTCTTCAAACTTCTTGTACTGCTCTTCAAATCCAAACATAGTTTTCTCCTTAGTGGTGTGTATGGTGTGTAGTATATTACACAATTGGTGCAGTGCAACATGTCACATGTTTGCATGGTTTTTTATTGAAATTTCATGCACTTACAGCGTTTTTTCTGGGAGGTCTTGTACGATATGTATACTTTTTAAGGTTTTTTAGACACGTTTTGTAAACATGTATAGAGAATCGACATTTCATGCCGTCATGCCATCATGCCATCATGCCATCATGCCGCATGAATTGCTATGGGTTGGAATTAGATTTCTTCTTCTTTTTAAGTATCTTTTTCTTTTCCTTATGTTCCTCATAGTGAACAATCCTGTGGCAGTTTGCGCACAATGGGATACATTTTTTAATTTCCTCCATTGCTTCTTTGTACTTGCCTTGCTGTGCTAGGAGGTTTACCGACTTGTGGTTTGTGCGGTCTACGTGGTGAAAGTCTATTACTGCTGAGTGGGAGAACCCACAGTTTATACATTTGATCGTACTTTTAAACTTTGCCCATTCTTTGCGTTTCTCTCGCTTTAACTCTGCTGCTCGCTTCCTAACCTTCTCGCCGTTCTTAACGTAGTAGTCACGGCTGTACTCCGCATGCTTGAGCTTTTTTACGCTCGCGTCTTTGTATGGCATCAGGATGCACCTTATATTTCCAGTAGATTGCGTTCTTGTACGACCACGGTTGCCCTGGAGTATATATCTTAAATCCCGCATTAATCAATGAGTTAGCGCTTGCGGGGTTATTCGTAGTGTCAGTAATACACCAGTTCCACCCGAGTTTTCTTGCTTGCTTAACTCTTGCCTGTATCAACCTTTTTTGCAACCCGTGGCCTGTATAGCCGTCGAGCACACCTGCTCTACATAAGTAACCTGTGTCTGTCCACTTGGTCGAACGAACTAGTCCTGCAAAACCTACAGGCTTTCCATCTTCTGCATACGCAATCCACCAATGCCCCCGATCTGGTTTGTATAGGTTATCACTAGGCAATATCTTTTTTTGCAGATAACAAATTAGTGTTACCAGCGAAGGGTTGCGTAGGTCAGCTTTTTTTAACGTGAAGTCCATGTACATACCCTACCCCCCTAGTGTTTCAATTATTTTACAAAAAATATATACCCCCCTGGGGGGTATTGAAATAAAAAAGGTATGGGGGGTGTTCTTAAGGTACGTCTTGGCGGAAGTCTGTGGATATTTGAGTAGGGGGAGGGGGGTTAAGTACTTAATGCCGATGTTATATATACGCTACTAACCAGATATACCTTAAGCACCTGGTGACGTGTTAGCACGAGAAAAGTGAGGGCAAATAAAAAATATTTTTTAAAACGATGTATCTCTTGTGCAAACTAGTGTGTATAGGCGGACTGATACTTCTTTTTTTAAAAATGGGGTGTAGGGGTCGCTTGGTTTTTGAATGCCTAACATTGTTAGGGTAGGGGTAATTATTGTTTCTGATAACTTGCTTTTCGTATCACAAATAGAGTATAATAGAACCAAGAGAAAAGAAAAACATTCTCGATCACTTTATAAACCAACAATGGAGTAATCAATATGCAAGATTTTATCAGTAACCTAGAAGAGCTAATCAACAATGCCCGTGCTAAGGTATTCGATCAGTATGAGTCAACATATGGCGCAAATGTTGAGTACGCTAAACTACTCAACCAAAAATGGGACGGTTTCGATTGGTTTGAATTGAAACATACCGACACCTCCGACGAAGGCAAGGCGGTGAAAGGTGAGGGTGATCGGTTTCGTAAGGGTATCAAGGATTGGCATTCTAACCCTAGTACAGCATGGAAACAGATCAGAGAGCATGCCCGTACTGATCGTTATGGTAAGCAAGTAGTGGCAACAACCGAGGGTGAAACAACCGAGGGTGAAACATCAGGCGACGCAAAGCATAACCGCTCACCTGAATTACGCAACATTGAGGAGTTGACCGTGTTGTTTAAATTCAACCGTCGCCAAGAGTCATTGAGCGATAACCTCAAGGATTGTCAACGCAACATTATCAAAGCCCTCGAATCAATGGGTGTTGATATTGGAATGATCGGGGACTAACCCGCTTTACCTACCCTAACATTGTTAGGGTAGGTTTTTAACCCTAATGGAGTAATCATATGGTAATCAAATACAAATCCCGTTTATACAAATTGCTTTCACTTATGCCAATACATGTAAGCCCGTACCAAATGAATTTTGTAAGATACGGCTCAAGTTATACAGATTATGTTGCAGTCACTTGGCGAAAATACTAACCTCACCAAATCCCCGAAAGGGGATTTTCTTTTGCCCATGCCCTAACATTGTTAGGGTTTTTTTGTTTCCATCATTTTTAGGTTTTTTGGAAATGATAGTTCTCAGGAGGGTGGAAGCCCAAAGCCTCGCATCCAAGGTTTTGTCATGCTGGGAATGACAGTTCTCAGAGGAGTGGACGCCCATAGTGCCCCTAACAATGTTAGGCTCGGCCCAGAAAAGGTTTTCTAATATTGCATCCTTTAAAATCAAGGACTTACACCTATTATTAGAAAAGCAAAACAAGAATCTAATAATACAAAACCCTTTAGAATCAAGGACTTACAAGCGTTTTTGGGGTATTATTAGAAAAGTGCAGAAACTTGTGAGTGAAGTTCTAAAGAGAGCCTTCAGCGCAGTGCAAAATCTTACAATGGCAGAAAAACTCTCTGGGGGTATATAATTTTTTAAAAAGTCTAATAATCTAATAATACCTAATTTTCTCCTCGCAAAGCCTTACACCTATTGAGTTTTACATTATTAGAAAATACATTAGAAATTCCCTCACTTTTCTAATATTACCCTTATTTTCTAATATTACCCTTTGCCCTAACAATGTTAGGCTCGTTCCGAAATATTTTTATTTCTTTCCAAAAAACTTGATCTGTCTCTTATATTGTGTTATACTTTAGGTATAGAATCAAAAAGCGTTAAAGAGTTAGTTGGGTTCTCTATTTAACCTAACATTGTTATGGAGTAGTCAAAAATGTTTAACTTATCAAATCAAGGTGTAGATGTAGATTCAATCGTTGCAGAAAAGCGCCAAGGCGCAATCGAGGCTCAAACCTCTGCTTATGGTGCTAATGTGGAATACGCAAAAGCCCTTAATCTGAAGTTCGACCAATTCGATTGGTTTGCAGTAAGCCACACCGATTCTTCGGATGAGGGCAAAGCAGTCCGCAAGGAAAAGACAATTTTCTTTGATGGCTTGAAAGCGGGCAAACACTCAAACCCTTCTAAGGTTTGGAAAGATGTGCGTGATTATGGGCTTGAGGCTCGCTATGGCAAACCCGTTGTATCTACTGAAGAAGGTGCAGAAGGTGAAGTTCCCGAAGGCTCGGATGACGCAAAGCACAATCGTTCCCCTGAGTTGCGTAACCTTGAGGAATTGACAACCCTCTATAAGTTCAACCGCAGACAAGAATCTTTGTCCCCAAAACTTGCTAAGGTGCAACAAAAAATAAGTGAAGCCCTTGCAGAAATGGGGGTTGATATCGGGATGATTGCAGACTAACCCCTGCCCTCCCCGTTCATACCCTGCCAAGTGCAGGGTATTTTTTTGTCCATGCCCTAACAATGTTAGGTCTTTCCTTTTCCGCCATTTCCGCCATTTCCGCCATTTCCGCCATTTTTGCCGTTAGGTTTTGCCGATTGTCATTTTGGGAAATGACAGTTCCTAGAGGGGTGGTAGCCCGAGGGAATCCCCCCAAAAAGGGGGGCAGAGCTTTGCTCTGGCACGAAAGCGCATCGGAATGAGGGTCGATTTCTCGCCAAAAAACTTGATCTGTCCAATAAACTGTGTTATAATATAAGATATATATGAGAATAAAGATTCGCCCTCATTTTATATTTTGTTCAACCCCTAACATTGTTAGGTTTCCACAATCAGAGCTTGCTCTGTTTCGTGGGTTTATTTGTGGAGGTAGTCAGTATGAAAGAGATATGGGACATTTTGCTTGGTATTGCTCTAGTAGTCTTTATGGTTAATTTGATATGGGGGGTAATGTAATCATGGGTGCATTCAAACAGTTATCTATTGACTTTGGCAAGGGTTTTGAGCCAGCTAGCCCTAACAATGTTAGCCCTACTCAAGAATTGGTAGCAAGGTGGGAACAGTATGCAAACGACAACCGCCTCAACCCTAAGACCAAGAAGTACAAAGAGAATCAGCATGCGTTCTTATGGGGTATTGGCTGTGCCTTACAGGAGAAAACACCTATGTTGCTATCCCTATGTATGGTATCAGGGCGTGATATCGCCTCACTAAGAGAACGCACTCAACCAAGATAAGAAGGAGCTAACAATGTTATATGGCATGGACTGTGAATGTGGTTTAGAAATACCGATTGGCAGACTCGACTTAGGGTATACGACATGCCTTAAGTGTGGCGACAAAGTGGCAAAAGGTGTAAAGCATATTGTGCAAATCCCATATTCCAAGGGTGCGTATCAATATATCCACAACCCCCAAGACTTGTGCTTTACCAACCCAAAGAGGACAACATGACCGAAGAGCAGATGCTACGCAAACTAAGGCAACGAGAAAGGGAGTATCCATATTGGAATGCGTGTCGGGTTATGTATGAACATTTAGAGCATGAGCAATACCTACGCAACAGGGCAGAAGATGCTTATTTGCGATGGCTCAGGGATAACAACCCCGACAGTATTAAGTATAAGTATCCGAACAACCCCAACGACCATGAGAAGTTTATGTGGATTGAAGGGTATTTAGACAACCGAAGGGGGAGCAGATGAAGATCAATGTAGACGGATACCTAAACTCGGAGTGGGAGAAATACTGCGAAGAGCAGGGGTGCGACCTAACGGAACACGACCTAACATTGTTAGGTGAGCATCTTAAACAGGTGGAAGAAGCAAAGGCTAAGGCAGAGGAATACCAAACGCTATACGACATTGCCCTAGTTAAAAGTTATGCCTACTGTGAGGAATACAACATTGCAACAGGCAGAGTAGAAGAACGGGGTGGTGCAAGACTACTCAAGCAGGGTTACATTGATGGCTTTCTTGCAGGGTTCGCACACAAAATGGGGGGTGGACATGGTGGTGATTAAGTTATATCAAAAGCCAGATAAGCCAGAGTTCTATGCCTATGTGCGTAGTGGTAAGTGGGGATTGCTCGTGACTTACCCAATAAGTAAGCCCGACAGTAAAAGAAGTGCAAAGTGGATAGACCCTAACATTGTTAGGATTGATTGGATAAAGGAGTTTGTATGACTAGATTTGAAAAGATGTGCATGGGTGCGGTAGTAGTTTGTTTGTGTTTGTTTTTACTAAGTATTCCGTTTGTTTTAGTAGCCTCTTATTACAGGGGGTGCGCATGAAAGAGTATTACAAAGGGCAACGCATTAGTGAGTTGCTAACGCAGATAGATGAGTTGAGCAAAGCGTTGGAAGATAACCACTATGAGTATGAGAACGAAACTCAGGCATTAAGAGCAGTAGAGGCAAGGACTACGCTAGCAATAGCGAAGGCTAAATTAACCGCATTACAAGGAGAATAGTATGAAAGATGGATTGTTTACACAGAACCCTGAGTATCACGAAAATGGTGACACGATTGAAGATGTGATTCTAGATGCACAAGATGCGTTCTATACATTTGACGAAGAGCAAGGCAATATCTTTGATGATGATGACCGCATGCTCTTTTGCGAAGGATACAACCAAGGTGTTGAGGCAATGCGTAAGCAAGTCCTAACATTGTTAGGTCGCATGGCAGAGGAGGAGTAATGGGATACCGAAGCCAATTAGCTGGATGTATCAGCGTAGATGTAGTGCGTAAAGAAGATGAGCAAGGCAGTCATTACTTTGATTACGACAAGGCTAAGTTCAAGGAGATGATTGGGTTCATCAAGTTGTCTAGGTTCTATGAGTTATGGCAAATAAGCAACACCTCAGATGCGGATAGCTTTGGGTGGCAGAATGGCAAGTTCATCTTGTATGGCAACGATTGGAAGTGGTATCCCGACTACGATGATGTGAAAGCATGGAACGAGTTATGGGAGCAGATGCAAGATATCGAGGGTATATCAGGCTACTTTGTGCGAGTGGGTGAGGAGAACGATGACATACAGGAGATGGAGTTTGGGGATGACCCATGCTACGACCACTTCCATGCGTTTACTGCCCTTAGCTTTGATGCAGAAGATTACTTAGGAAAGAGAGATACAGATGAAGCAGAGACCAAGAAAGAAGATACCGCTACAACGCAACCCGATTGTGCGGGCGCTAATCATGCAACCGAAACGCAACAACGGGAAGCACAAGCCTAACATTGTTAGGACTAAGAGAGTAGGTATAGAAGATTAAACGCAGCGCTACTAAACGAGGAGAGTAATTATGTACGGACACCATAGGAATTCGGGGATTCATGCCCTTGCAAACTACAACGAGGCATTCCACAAGTGGGAGAATACCAAGCCCATTCGTGGTAGGGGTGTAGATGTAAGACCGCTTGGCAACAGACGACAGGCTGACCAATACAAGATTGAGTTGCTACCCGAGGGGGGTGTGGCTTGTGTTATGTATAGGACAGCAGTAGTAACCTTCTTTACAGACGGTGATATCCGCATCATGAATGATGATTGGAATAGTGTATCGACTTGCAACTTCATTGACGAGGTTCTATGGAATATAAGCAGTCGGATATACAACAACGATTTGTATATCAAGACTAGGCAAGGTGAGTTTGCGCTAGGCAAAGAGGGTTTATGGCTACGCATGAATGGGGAGGGAAACCTTGAGGTTAAGACTGACAGGCTAAAACCCAAGTATGTGCATGCGATTGACCGCAAGAAGGCTAACAATGTTAGGGCGCAATACAAGCCGTTCCTTGATTATGTTAGTCGGATGAGCAGACTCAAAGGCAACGACCCTTACCCTGCATCAGAGATGGTTCGGATGTTCCCTCATGCTATCTACAAAGATGTGCCTGATATGGGTGTGGAGTTAAGCGATCGTGCTTACGACAAGTGGACTGATGCAATTACGAACCTATTTACCCTGATGAATTCAAAGGGTGAGAGTCAGCATGACGATTTCTACAAGGCTTTACTGCTACTAGCAAAGTCATATGGCAACCATAAGTACCATGACCCTGAGGGCTATGTCGTGACAGAGAAGAAGATCAAGGTAGCCCTTGACGATTTGATTGTGGGATACCACCGAGATGATGTGCTTGTGCCTAAGCAAGTGCCACTAGGTGTAGCTCGCAGAGATAGCAATGGCAAATACTTTAGAGACGGATGGCGCAGATTACATGAGGCATAACAATGTTAGCTCGTTCCGAATTATTTTATTTTCTAGGCAGAATCCTTGATCTGTCTAGTATTATGTGTTATAATATAGTATATATAAAATAATAAATGTTAAAGTTTTCAACCCCCTAACAATGTTAGGGCTAACGCAGTAGATGTAATCAACCACAACAGGAGAAACAAAGCATGGCTGAAATCAATTTCGGTAAAACAGTAACACTAACGCAAGCATCAAACATCATTCTTTCAACCCCGATGAATCGCTACTTCTTAAGGGGTGAGCCAGGAATTGGCAAATCGTCTCTACTTAAGTCGCTATCAGCAAAGCTCCCTAACCACGAGGTCTCTTACATTGATGTGCCTAACATGGACTTGGGTGATATCGCAATGCCCGTCATTGATCGGGAGACAAAGACTACTGCCTACTACCCTAACAGTAGATTCAAATTGCATCTGGGTAAACCCGTCATAACAATGTTAGATGAGTACACGAAAGGTGCTGACCCAATTAAGAATATGTTGCACCCCATGTTGGAGGTGGCAAACCCTCGGCTCGGTGATATTGCTTTGCACCCCGAATCAATTACTTTTCTGACAGGCAATCTATCTAGTGATGGTGTAGGCGATTCCCTGAAAGCTCATAGTATGAATCGTATTATTCCACTACATGTAAGAAAGCCTGATGCTGAGGAGTGGATGGCATGGGCAATCGAGAATGATATTTCGCCTGAGATTATTGCGTGGGTTAGACAATTCCCTCATGCAATGGCTAGCTACTTAGATGAAGGGCAAGCAGACAACCCGTATATCTTCAATCCAAAGAAGATGCAGATGGCATTTGTATCGCCTCGCTCCCTCGAGAGAGTATCTAACATTGTTAGGGTGCGGTCACAGTTGGATGCCGATAGCTTGATATGTGCAATGAGTGGTGCGGTGGGTGAATCAGCTAGTCGTGATATGCAAGCATACATAGAGTTCTCAGATCAGCTTCCTACATGGGAGTCGGTGATTGCTAATCCTAAGACTGCCCTAGTTCCCGAGAGTGCGGGTGCATGCGCAATCATTGTGTTCGGTGCTATCAGTAAGATGGATAAGCAGAGTATGCCTAAGTTCATGGATTACATTGAACGATTCCAACCCGAGTGGCAAGCATGCTTTGCTATCAACATTGCTAAGTCACCAAGCAAACAGTCTATTGCATTCTCTAGTAGCAAGTTTGCTGATTGGGTTCAGAAGAACGAGGACTTACTGTAATGAGTGAGCCAAAAAAACTAGGTAGACCACCTCTATCAAGAGAGGGTCGTATTAGTAGAGAAAGAATAAGGCAAATCCAAGAGCATGCGCTAGGCAAGTTGCGTAGGTTGATGTATGCCAAAGGTTATAAGTTCGAGGATTTTTTCGATGATTCAAAAAAGAAAGGCTAACAATGTTAGGTGATATTCAAGTAGTGAAAGACAAAGAAGAACGCAGATTGAGCAAGATTAAGATTTCAATTATGCGTAATCCTAAGTTCGCATTATGGTCAGGCTTGATGACTGTCGGTAAGACAAGCGTAGATGACAACATCCCAACCGCATGCACTAATGGTAGAGATGAACGCTATGGTCGTGAGTTCATTAAGACTCTAGATGATAAAGAGTTGGCATTCGTAGTGTTACATGAAACATTGCACAAGGCTTATCGTCATCTCTTTACATGGCGCAGACTTAATGATGAGAACCCTCATCTTGCAAACCTAGCGTGTGACTATGTAATCAACCTTCAGCTAAAGGATATGGACAAGGATGAATTACTAATCGCCATGCCTCAGCGTAATGGTAAGGCAATAGGTGCAGTCGATGAACGATTCCGTGGCATGAACGCTAAACAAATCTTTGACATACTCAAGGAGGAGGATGAGGGTGGAGGAGGAGGTGGTGG